CAGCCAACAAAAACGAAACGATCTCTCTTAAGCCAATCATCCAGGACATCGAACCACCCCCTTTGTGAAATAGGTCGTGAAAGTGTAGAAGAAGTCATAGCCTCCTTTTGTTATTTCTCATATTTATCTTAACATTTTTTAACAAAGAGGTCAATGAGTATTAGTGCTTAAATATTCAATCATTGCTTGGAGAGTGCTTACATTATCTCCGACAAGACCAAGAGCAGTGTTGCAATTATTACAAAGAACACCACGAACCTTATTTGTAGAGTGGCAGTGGTCTATACATTTCTTTGTTAGTTCTACATTACATATCTGACAGTTCTCATTCTTCATCAAGTCATTATATTGGTCCTCCGTGAGTTTAAACTTGCGTCTGGCATATTCGTGAGTTTTATAATACTGTCTGCGAACTTCTCTTTCGCAGTCCTTACATTTTGATTGAACACCAGAAGGTCTACTGCTTCTTTTAGAGAACCCATCAAGTTCTTTTATTTGTCCGCATCTGCTACAAGTTTTCATTATGGTATGGAAGTTTGGTATGGAAATATTTATACATTATAGCATAAAAAAAGAGACCCGTGAGGGTCTCTAATTTTATTAACCGATTGCGGGAGCAGTAAGAGCAACTGGGGTTGCTTCTGCTGCTGCAAGGTCAAGTGGGAAGTTGTGCTTCCAGTTTGGACTATATCTTCACCATACTCTTTATGAGGTTAGGTGTCGGACGCTATTGGTGTATTACATCCCACGCTTGGGAAACCACCTAGTCTCTGAACCTTCCCTAGAAGCGTCTAGGGCTTGGCTGCTGATTGCCCGTTAGGGTTTCCAGCAATTCATCCGAAGTTTACCTTGTCTTTTCAGGCAAGGGCGCCCACAAATCGAGCGTTGCGTTCGTGCATCACCTCTAATCCGAGTCCAGCACGGTTCAGAACATCAGCCCAAGTGTTGAGCACACGACCTTGTGAGTCGATAATGGACTGGTTGAAGTTGAAACCGTTGAGGTTGAATGCCATGGTGCTAACACCAAGAGCAGTGAACCAGATACCAACTACAGGCCAAGCAGCAAGGAAGAAGTGAAGTGAACGAGAGTTGTTGAACGAGGCATATTGGAAAATAAGGCGTCCGAAATAACCATGAGCAGCAACGATGTTATAAGTCTCTTCTTCTTGACCGAACTTGTAGCCGTAGTTCTGGGACTCGCTCTCGGTGGTTTCACGCACCAGGGAGGAGGTCACTAGCGAGCCGTGCATGGCGGAGAACAGGCTGCCGCCGAACACACCAGCCACACCAAGCATGTGGAAGGGGTGCATCAGGATGTTGTGCTCTGCCTGGAACACAAGCATGTAGTTGAAAGTACCAGAGATGCCAAGAGGCATAGCGTCAGAGAAAGAACCTTGACCGAAAGGATAGACCAGGAATACGGCAGAAGCAGCAGCAACAGGTGCAGAATATGCAACGCAGATCCAAGGACGCATACCTAGACGGTAAGAAAGTTCCCACTCACGACCCATATAAGCGTAGATACCAATCAGGAAGTGGAAGACAACCAGTTGGAAAGGACCACCGTTGTACAGCCACTCATCTAGGGAAGCAGCTTCCCAGATTGGATAAAAGTGCAGTCCAATTGCGTTGGACGAAGGAATCACAGCACCAGAGATGATGTTGTTTCCGTACATGAGTGAACCAGCAACGGGTTCACGGATACCATCAATGTCCACAGGGGGAGCACCGATGAATGCGATGATGAAACAAGTCGTAGCAGCAAGAAGGCAAGGAATCATGAGGACTCCGAACCAGCCGACATAAAGACGATTATCAGTTGAAGTTACCCACTGGCAAAATTGTTCCCAGAGGTTTTCGCCAGAACGGCGTGAAGCGATTGAAGCAGTCATTTGTTTTAAAAGAGTAGTAAGACCATCAGGGAAATGGTGGAGTTACTATTCCCCAGTCACCCTCAGACTGGGTATGAGAGACGTAATTTATACACCCATAGGTCTCGGTTAACGGGTGCTTAACATTGTTACGAATTGTTAGAGATTCGTAACATTTGTTTACCTATTTATCATAGCACTACCCGATTTTCCTGTCAAGCCCTGTACTCTTCAATCTTATCCAAGACTTTGTTGAGATACTGGTGAGCAAGATGCTTTGGATCATAACCAGATTTATTCATCCACTCTTTATCCAAGTCTCTTTTTATTTTAAGAACCTCACACTTTATAATTTCCTTACTCAAATATCCTTTGGACATATACTAAAAAAACTCTGCCCCTTATTTAGAAGCAGAGTTTCATATTATATTTTATTGTATCAGACTAGTGTGATTTCCTTCACAGTTGTTTTCAGATAGTCCAGAACAACTTCTGGAGTAGACGCTTGATAGGGATCCGTATCGGCGTTGTCACGCATACCCTCTTCAAGGAAAAGTTTACTGATGATTCCGTTATCCACAACCATAGCATAACGCCAAGAGCGATCTCCGAAACCAAGGTTAGACTTGCTGACGAGCATACCCATAGAACGTGTAAAGTAAGCATTGCCGTCTGGAATGAGTTTGACTTTCTCAATGTTCTGGTCCTGTGCCCAGGCATTCATCACAAACCCATCATTAACAGAGAGGCAGTAAATATCGTCGATGCCACTACCAATAAAGTCGTCGTATTTCTCTTCGAATCCAGGAAGCTGATAGGCACTGCAAGTAGGAGTGAAAGCACCAGGCAGACTAAACAGGACCACACGCTTTCCATCGAAAAGTTCTGCAGATGTACGAGTTACAAACTCACCAGACTCACGAAATACAAATTCAACTTGAGGAATTTGATATTGTTCTTTACGTATTTTAACCTCAATCAAAATACACCGGGAATAATTTGCCCAGTAGTGAGATAAGTGCCAACGGCAATCACAAAACCAAGCATTGCCAAACGAGCGTTGAGGATCTCTGCCTCAGGGGTCCATCCGAATTTCATTTTGTTTCTCCTTGATAAGAGTGATGTTGTTTAAGTTCAGGATTTGGTTGTGAAGGAACAACAGGGTTCCTTGACTTATTTTTAATCACGATAAAAGCATCGTTTTGATAAGATACTGTTCCAAATGGTTTTGCCCATTTTGGATTTGCATCTGGGTGAGTAGCAGTTCCTGTTACTGCCACACCACCAATTTCGACTGAGATTTCATCATCACAATCCCAGTTCAGTTCTTGGAGGGCAACTGCAAGTTGTCCAAGCATTCCAGCACTCACAGGTTTTCTTCCTGCTCAGTCAGAATTACACAGTCGCTGGTGGGATATGCTACACAAGTTAGGATAAAACCATTAGCGATTTGGTCATCATCAAGAAATGATTGATCCTCATTATCCACAGTGCCGCTAATTAATTTACCAGCACAAGCAGAACAAGCACCTGCTTTACAAGAAAAAGGAAGATCTAGTCCTGCTTCTTCTGCTGCTTCAAGAATGTATTGGTCTGGAGAGCATTCAATAGTGGGACTAATTTTAGATCCACTAGGCCAATGAAAAGTAATGTTAAATGTCATTTCAATAAGTTTCTGAAAGTTTTTCTACAGATGCTGCCAACAGTACGAAGAAGGCAACTGAAGTTAGTGTAAATAAAAGTTCCGTCATTGTCAATCAATTGTCAGAAGATGCCGAAGAAGAGTTTGCCAGTGCTAAGATAAGAAATGAGCCCAGCAACAATACCGACCATAGCCCAGCGTCCATTTGCTTTCTCCGCTTTCTCAGCATAGGGTTCGAATCCATAACGCTCAATATCTTCCTCAGACATCCACATTGTAGGTTCTTTGGCAAACATATTCATTTGCCCAAATTCATTTTTAGTTACAGTCATTGTAGTTTTGTAAAGAACTGTTACAGAATTATATAGCAAAAATAAAGAGGGGTCAAGCCCCTCTTTGTTCGGATATCATAACTTGAGTATAAATGCTTATTATTTTCCTTCCCATCCAGGCGGAAGTCTTCCAAAGTATGGATCATACTCAAATAAAGAATTCCAATTTTCAATGTCTGCAGATTGATTTCTCCAAAATTGCCACAATCCCTCATAACTGCTGCGATGAAACACATCAATATGAATATCGTGAATTGAAGATCCCAATTCGATTTTATACAAAAATAAAGGAATAGAAAAAGTATTACCAGAGTTATAAATTAAATCGTCAGCAACAGCTCTTGGTTTAACACCATTATCCAATTTATACTTATCATCACGACAGTGAAGATTGACAAGTTTTTGTGCATGGTGCCTAGTGATCATATAACATGCAGTTGAAAAATCATTTACAAAACGACGATGAATCTGTAAATGAACCTGTGCAGGGTTAATAATAGCAAGTTGAACTACATCATAGTCATATGGAACTTTTGAATAAAAGTCTTTCCAAGTAAATCCCCAATGAGACACAGTAGATAAATCACAATCATCTTCCATTACTATAATGTAAGGATAATCAGTTTCTTCAACAAAATGTTTGAGAGTTTTTAAATGAGTCGTTACACAACCAACTTCACCAGAATTCATCATATCTGGATATTTTCCTTTAATAATATCACTCAAATCGTCTGAACGACCGTCATATGCAGAAATGCGAGTATAGTTTTCAATCCCCCAGTATTTAAACTGGTCTTCCATATATTGTGCTCTTTCTGGTTGACCATCTAAATTCAAATAATAAATTGGTGGTATATTCTTAAGTTTGTATAATGATTTGTTTTTGTCCATGTCAAATAACTTCCCACGTTTCTGGAATTAAATCCTTTAAATTTTTATCAGAATTATCAGGTCCAAACCACTTAGAAGGAGATACAACTTTTTTGCTTTCTGCTAACCATGCTCCCCACCAACTAAAAGAACTATTAGCAATAATATGATGCTTACATAAACTCATCAAACACATATCAACATAATGATCATTGGATTCGGAAATCATAAAACGCTCTCCTGAAAACATTTTTTGTTTTTTACACCATTCAACATCATCAGTAAAGATAATTACTGGTAAATTAGAATCCATCCGATTAAGTGCTTCGGTATAATAATACAAATCCAAAGGAGTATGATTTGGATTTTGGAGATAATCAGTTCGTCTAACGTGCAAACTAATTGCATCTCCTACAGATTTTATCATTTCTTTACAAGGATCTAAAATCTCATTCTTAAAAGTAAAGTCTTCTCTGATTTCATTTTCAATATTCTTAAAATATTTTTCCGACTGAAAAAATCCAGCAAGAGAAATCTCATCTGGACACATATTAAAAAGTATTTCATCAAAATGAAAATATTTTTCTTCCGCTACAGGTGCATATCCACGATCAAGAAGTTTAATATTATGAGGACGAACATTAACCATCTTAAATGGATAAAAGAGTTCAATCTTCATATCAAACCCATATGGATCTTTAACTACTTGATTATGATTTGGAATACAAAAATCATATCCACGATTTCGAGCAATACCTCTCAATGAGGCATATTGAAACATTTGATTTCCCAAACGTCCCAATTTTCCAAGATGATTAAATGCCAGCATTTGATTGACCCCTTCTCTTTTTTACATAGGTTTGTTGCTCATAATAATTAGTCAATCTTTCTTTATCCCATGTTCTTATAGTATTCCATAAGTTATAATTATTTTGCCATTTAGGATTAGTATAATGCGAATTAAATGTTCTAGAATGTTCAAAGTGATAACCATAATCATTTATTCTACCAACATTAAGTCCCATAACTTGAATTCTATATAAAAATTCACAATCTTCGGGACCCCAAGATATAAAATTTTCATTCCACATATAAGAATCTATTTCAGATTGTTTTTTAATCATTTGACCCCATCCCATTACGGACATTCCCAAATGAGAATTTTGATTTAAAACTTCTAAATTAAATTTTGATTCTATAAATTTATCACGCAAATCATCGGTATAATTTACGTGTAACTGATATGCACCAACTCCATATGTATAAACAGCATCATAATTTTGATTTACTATCATATCATAAGATTTATGATAACTTGATAATGGAAATACAATATCAACATCATAATTATATACTATATCAGTTTTTGAATTAATTAATAATTCATTTAAAACTTTTGTTTTATGAAAAAATAAATTTTCATCATAATTAAATATATGGGAAAGATTGTCAATATTATTATAAAAATGTTTTTTTAAATATGGCAATACTTTATCGGAAAATATAGATTTTTTATCAGATTCATAAACTATTATTTTTGACTCGGGAAAATTATATAAAAGATAAGAAACTGATGTGATTATATTCCTTAATCTATCATTAGACTCTATTCTACATGGCATCAAAAAAGTTAAATTTTTCATTTTATTAATAAATTAAAAAGTTATTTTATTCCAATTATTAGGGATAAGATCTTTGGTATTCAGAGAAGATTGATTTTTACCAAACCAAACTTCAGGAGCAAATACAGTTTTATTTTTATTTTTACTTAACCAAGCACCCCACCAACTAAAAGAAGAATTCGCAATTATATGATCTTTACAACTTGATATTAAACAAAGATCAAAATGCCCTTTCATAATATTTTTAGAATCAAAATCATTTATAATAAAATTATCTCTCTTAAAAATGGTTTGTTCTTTACACCATTCTACATCATTAGAACAAATTATATAAGTTCTATCTTTTCCCAGCATACTAATAGATTTTTCATAATATGCTAAAGGTAAATTATAATGATTATTTTCTACACCATAATAGTCATAACTATCAGAAAATCTACGAACAACGATAGAAACAGGATCTTTTTTTAAATGCTCTGAAAAAATATCGTTAACTTCATCTATAATTGTTGTTTTAAAAGTAAAATCTTTTCTAATTTCTTTTTCTGCATTTTGAAAATATTTTTCAGTTTCAAAATATCCTTTAAGTGTTACATTATCTGGACATTCATTAAAAAGTTCTTCACAAAATTCATATTGATGCAATTCAACTTCATCACCATCAATATACCCAAATCTATTGTTATGATGAATCATTTCAAAACAATGATGTAATTGATGATGAGTAGAAAGAGCAGATCCAAAATTAATAGCATTTGAATGATTTGGAATACAGTAATCATATCCCATATTTTTTGATATTCCAACCAAAGCAGAATATTGGAACATTTGATTTCCAAGTCTTCCATTTTGACCCAATATGTTCATACCAATCATAATTTTTCAATCCTATTAAATTTCTGGTTTTGAATAGACAAAACAATTTTTAAAGCATGTTTGAAAATCTGTCAGTGCTTCATTTACTGCTCGTTTAACTCCAGGAAAATAATCTTCACCCTCATAAAAATAATCATGACCAGCAAAAACTCCTCCAGGTTTTACTTTTGGAAGCCATACTTTAATATCATTTTTAACATCTTCATATTCATGTGATGCATCAATAAAAACAAAATCTAAAGAATTATCTTCAAATTGTTTTGAAGCTTCAACTGATGTAGATTTAATAGGTTTAATATAATCCTTTACTGGAGAAATATTTTGCAAAAATACTTCATATAAAGTTTCGAGTTCTTTAGAAAAAATTTTACTGTTTTTATGATCTTCCCCACCTTCCCATGTATCTACACAATAAAAATCAATATTTTTTTCAGAATTAACAATTTCGACTGCCATATATGCTGAAGATCTTCCTTTCCAAGATCCGACTTCAACAAATTTACTACCAGATGGAAAATATTCAACTATTTGTGAATATAATTCACCATAATTAAACCAGTTTTCACCAAACTGAGGACCTTCATAAAAATGCTTCATTTTTTTAATCTAAATAAGTTACTTTTTTGTTTTAATATTTATGTAAATATGTAAGATATAGATAATCATCTATAATATTACTATTTTTAATAATTTCAAAATTTTCTTTAACTGCATCTAATTTATCATAATATAACTCTGGTGTCAAGATTGATATATCAAAATCATCAGTCAAAGTAATAATACCATCCGAATTAAATATTTTTCCAATATCTGGAGCACCATGATAAATTGGTATTGTTCCTGTTGCAAAACAATCTTGTATTTTTTCTGAAAAATAAGTTTCATAACTACAGTTTTCAATAGCAACAGAAAACATGTAATCTTTTAATCCATCTTCCTTATATGAAATTTGATTAAATCCAATTCCATATAAATCAACTTTATCCTTTAATTTTTCAACCCATTTTAGTCTATATAAATGCCCCTGACACATAATCTTATTGGAAGAAATCATAGAAACTAATTTAGTTTTTTGATATATTTTTGGTTGAATTATCCAAGTTCCAAATTGATAAACAGATTTAAATTTTTCATGAAGTTCTAACAATTCTTTATTAAAAGTAAAAATTGCATCATAATTTTCTACATATTTTAGATAATTGTTTTTAACATCTTGAAAAATATTTGGATAAATTTCAGTTGGTTCATATATCCATCCATATTTTTTTAAACTTTTTTTATCATTAATTCCAAAAGACAATGCTTGATCAACATAAAATGTTTCTTCAGCAGATCCGTCAGTAACCCATTCTACATATTTTGTCGCATTATTTAAGATAGATGAATTTTTAACTCCATTTTCATAATGATTCCAACATGCACCTACAATATTGTATCTTTTTTTCATAATCCTAACTTTTGACAGATTTTTTCAACGAGTTTTATTTCATAATCTTTACCATCCTGCATACCAATTCCCCACACATTATGATTAATATTATGTATTGTATTATAAGTTAAATGCAATGAGAAACCATTATCTACATAAAATGTTTTTTTATTAAATTGTTCTTTAAACATATTAAATTGAACTTCGTCAAATGCATCATATGCAGGCATTTCTAAAACCTTTTTCCAATCACTAGTCTTAATAAAAAATACACTATTTGTATAGTATGGGCAAGTAAATTCTTTGATAGAATAATCTTGTATGCTCAACATTTTATCAAAATTATCCATTATATAATCATTTAAAATAACCTGAGCATCTGCACAAATTCTAATAGGATGAATTCCTTTGTAGTGGTGATTTATTTTTTCTACGCCATTATAAAATGCCACAGAATCCCAAAGGTTAGTATTAATTGTATGCTCATTTAAAGAAGAATAATCTGCACCCCAAAGACCGTTAGGCATATTTCTTGCCAAAAAATCTTTAAAAATTTTTTCTTTAACATCTTCATCACCAATGAATGAATCAATAAATTGATCAACTAAAGGAATATTATTTGATAATAAAGGTGCTAAAGCAAAGTTTTCATCGGAGTCAAGAATATCAATATTTTCAATAATATAATCCCAAACATGATTATTGATAAAACAATCTTCATCAAGTTTCACAGAATATTTTGTATCTTCAGATATTGCATAATTAATTTTTTCCATATAATTCATTCCTCCGTGAGGAAATGAAATTAAATTAGTTTCAATATCATCTAATGCTTGCCATTCTGGAGTCTCCGATGCAAGGATGTTTACTCTAATTTTATATTTATTTTCTGGTTTAATTTTGTTTAAAAAATATTCAGTTATTTTCCAAAATTCTATTGGTCTATTATGAGACAAATAATTGATAGTAATCATTTCATGTATTCTCTTCTAATATAATTTTTGAGCGGACAATCTTTACTATAGTTAGTTCTTTTTACACTATAATATCCATCTTTATATTTTTTATCAATTTGGGATTCAGTAAGAAAATGAGTTCTTTCATAATTTGAAGGATCATAAGATCCAAAGTGTTTTGGAAATTCCCATGGTTGACCAGAAAGAAGAGCCATATATCCAGGAAAAACACTTATCATATCTTCATTTGGATATAAATTAACACATGTATCAATATGTTCTTTAGCAAGTATCATTGCTTCATTTGTCAAAGCAAGACACTCCCAATTAGAAGCCATAGGAGTTATTTGAATATTATATAATTTATACAAATCATTTCTATCCCATCTTCCATGATATTGATTTAATGGGAATCCAATAACATCTTTACTAAATTTATATCCATTATAAAATTCATGCCAATTATTTTCCACATTATAGAAAGTAACATAATTAACTCCCTTTTCAAATTCTATTTTATTAATAAAATATTGATTGGCAGATACTAAACAAAAATGATCAAACGAATTAATTTCTTCATTTGTCAATGATCTCAAAATTTGTTCATAAGCACCAAAAATAAAACTAGAATGATTAAGAACTCCAGGCATATGACGAGTTCTTACCTTTAGATGATCAATAGTTGGATGATTAACAATAAAATCACAATTATCATGAAAATAATTAATATTTTCAATCATATCATTTAAATCATCTACAGTTTGCACTAAAGAATGTGCAAAGATAATAAAGCAACACCTATTCATCTCTTATATGCAGTAATTGATAAAATTTTATTTTCTTCAGAAAATTCAATAAAGTCTACAACATTAAGATGTTCTATTTTACCATTAACAATTACTTCTATATTAATTTCAGATGCTGTTGTATTTCCATCTGAACAAATTTTAATTGGAGTTACGGTAATCTTATCTACAGAATCAAAAATATTTTGATTTGCTTTAATGACTTCTTCTTTTCCAAACTTTTCAATATCCCAGTCTTTTAAAACTATATTATTATCAAATAATTGAGAAAGTTTATTAATATCTTTATTAGAAAAAATTTTAAAATATTCAGTTGTAATTTGACATAGATTCATAATTATTGCCAATTAAGTTCCCACCATGTATGTATACCTCTACTATTAGTATCAATTCCATAACTATCCAACAATTCTTTTAATGTAGGATACTTTCCAAAATTCCAAAGACCTTCGGAAAGAGCGTGCATATGAGGAAAAAATAATGAGGTTGTTGTTCTTTTATTTACAATATCTTTTTCACCTTGAATACTATATGCATTTTTACGTCTCATAAATTCTAAGCAATCAACGTCTTCATTTTGATTTTTTCTTTTTTTCAGTTTCTCAGTAAATTCTTCAAAAACTTTTTTATTCCATATAGCAGGTTGAAATATATGACTATCTTCTCTATAAAAGTAAAATCCTTCGTATTTACTTTCTATTCCAAATTCTTTTGGGTTAGTTGTGTCATAGAGTCTCCTAGTCACTCTGGTATGATCAGAATTGATATAACTTAAGAGAAATCCACAGTTAACTTCATCCATAAATTCAGTCATATCGTCAATGATATTACCATATACGTAATTAGTTGGCAACCAATCTTCATGAATAAAAAGAACATACTTACTTTCAAATTGTTTTAAAAGTTGATTAACTTTTTCTGTCCAAATCAAATTATCATCATAAGTATGAAGAATCCAGTCACTTGGAATATTGTAATTTGTTATATCAACCAAAGTATCATTGTATCCAAAATGAACTTCCACATCCACTACATATTTTTGAACTTGACCTATTAATGCTGGCCAAATAAAATCACAATCAGAATGTGTATAGATTAGCAAAGGTGTTTTTGATTTCATGGTTAAATATAATTATCTTTAGAATAATTGTGTAAATGTCTTTCATATACATTTATATTGGAATTCCAAAGGCTTTTTAATTTCCCATTTCCCATTCCAATCCAAAATTCGCAGTTGTGACGTATAGAAAGTATAGGAGGAGTTTTGGGAAATTTAATTTCATTAATGGTGGGAAGTTTTTTAATATAAGAAGAATTTGCCCACCAAAAATTTCCAGAATAATGTAGTGCTGGATCATTTACTAAATCTACTCCGCAGGAATCATATTCATCTAATAAATCAAAACACTTTTGATATTGACAGACGTTAAAGTAAGTCATATACTTTCTCCAATCAATAATACATTGATTATCTGGGGTCGTAACACCCTTTGTATGAATATAAAGTATCTTATAATTTTCTTCAGAATAATCAGAAAAAAATTTTATTTTGTCTAATGTAAAAAATTCACCAGAATTTATATCCGAATCCTGATAAATTCTAATCTTATCATTTAGTTGAACGTTCAAATCTCCTTGACCAACTATACATAAATTAATAGTTTCCACATTATCTATAAGATTTGACTCTACAAATTGAGTATAGATCTCATCAAATATTTCTTGATATTCTCCAATTGTTGCTATATGGAAATAAATTATATTTTTCATATCAAGTTAAAACTATACTCAATTTTTGAATTGTTTCTTGATCAGCAATACCATAAGCAACTTCTTTTTGCCTAAGTAATTTAACTTCAGAATCTTCATTCATTTTAAATTCATACTCATGTCGAACCTGAGATGACCACAATACATCCTCACCCTGACCCCAAATAAGTTGCTCATTTAAAGGATATTTTAGCATAACTTGTTTCTTTGCTACCCAGTATGCTCCAGAAAAGTACATATGCTTTTTAAATCTTTTCTCATCATATGGAAGAATACATTTTTTATCCGGACCAACAATTTGCATAATTGTAGGATTATCCCACATACAAATGCACCAATCACGATAGCGAGTTCCATCATGATTTGTAATACGACTCATACACAAATCAAAATCATTTCCAAATTCTAAAAATGACTTATACCAATCATCAGTAAGAACCACATAATCATGAAGGTAAACAACGTTTTCAAACTTAGCAACATTTGTAATTATATTTTTCTTTCTGGTAATCCATTTAGGAATATGTTCATCATTAAACTGAACTACTCTAGTTTTTTTTCTAGAAACTTTCGAATTTCCAACTATTATAATTTCATAAGTAGGAATATTTTGCTTTTCAATACTATCAATAATAATGTTGATATTTTCATCCTCTGTTCCAGAAGTAATAATGCCAAAAGTAAATTCCATTTTATTTACCGATATCCTTTTTTAAACGTGTCGTTTGAGCGTCCATCAGATCTTATTAAGTAATATAAAAAATCAATCCTTTTAACATAATTTTCTATTTCTTTCGCATCTTTTTCGTAAGATTCATTATACTCAGGATTTATTTTCAAATCCACAAAATCATCAAAACTGAGTCCATGTTTAATTTTTTTAAGATACAATAATAAAAGATGATGTTGGTCTACAGAATATTTTCCATAACATCCATATTTTAAATTTTCATCAACTAAAGATTCCAAATTTAAAATTAAATCAGAATAATAATCAATAAGTTTTGATGATGATATACAAAACCAATCCGCAAATCCAAATGCGTCGTTGGTAATATTGAAGCAAGATGTATCAATAATTGATAAATCCAATGGTTCGCAAATTTTCAGATCACATCTAGTTCTAATAGAAATATCAAAACTAAAATTTTTATTTTCAAATTCTTTTTTTAATTTATTACATTCATTCACAGAAGTATATTGTCCGTGCGTTCTATCATCATTATTGACCAATATTGGATTTTTATTTTTAGTAATAGATAATTTTTCTAAATTAATAATATCTAATATTTTTTGACTTTCTGTATTATGAGTATGATAAACAGTTCCATCATGATTCCAATCCAAAAAATTCCAAGTGTGCATAAAAAACTTGAAATCATATTCAGGATTTATTTTTATTAAATTTTCCTCCATACCTTCAACAACTTGTTGAAGAGATTCATAAGATCTAACATGCCCACTTAAAAGAACCGCAACTTTATTTTTATTCATTCATATACCTCAGATTTTAAATAAAAAGAATAATCACTACAAATACCATGACAATTAAATGCTCGCAAATCGCTAAAAGTTTCAACTGGCATATTCCATTCTGGCATAACAATTACTGATCTGGGTGTATATGATTTTCCGGGATAAGTCCAAATATAATTTTTACTTGTCAAAGTAAAATCATCCTCTTGATGCCAAAAATAATTATAACCACCAGTTTTACTTACAAAATGATTGAGAGCATCAATATTTTTACAATGAATCCATAAATTATCCATATGTTGTGCTAACCAATATGGAGTAACAATATACTGAGGTTCATCATGACCAAGATAAAAATTATTATCAAAAGTATCATAACGAATATCAATCTCTACATCATATCCTTCGGAAATTGCTGCCTCAATATATTCTGGACGATTTTCTTGTAATGGATTTGGTCCATCAATATTTCCACGATGAGCGATCAGTTTCATCCTTTATAGTGCTCCAAGAAATAGTTTAAATCTTCTGGTGTACCAATTCCCCACATTTTATCAATATCTTTGATCCGAACTTTCTTACCATCTTGGATTGCCTCATTGAAGACTGGGCAGACATAGAACTCATTATTAGTCCTGATGTCCTTCTCAATCATTTGCTCGGCATACTTTACATAATCAGAACCCTTCTTCCAGAAATAGATACCGACTGTTGCATTGTTACTAATTGGTTTCTTTTCGGCAACCTCAGATACAAAACCATCCTCACCAACTTTAGCATAAGACCATTTAGGATGAGTTGCCTCGAAACTAACGATACCACCATCAATACCATCAGCATTAAAGGCGTAAAGGCACTCGTTACTATTCCATTCAACAAACTGATCAGAGTTTGCCATTACTAATGGATGGTCATTATTGATTAATTCTTTGGCAAGGAGAGTGGTACAAGCAGCACCTTCTGTAATTCCATCTACCTGAACAATATTGCAGTTAGGAGCAATTAGATTAAGTAAATATTGAAGACTATACTTTTCATAGTGTTCTTTCTGAACAATAAAAATATAATTTGCTTCAATATTCAAGTTCTCAACCACTACTTGAATCATAGGTTTGCCATTAACTTCAATTAATGGTTTGGGAAACGTATATCCAGCACTGGCGAATCTACTACCAGCACCTGCCATAGGAATAAGAACATTCATTTTATCAGATTTCCAAGGTACAATAGTGTGTTTTTTAGATGCAAATATTTCAAATACTTTATTAATTTTTTCTTGGTTTAAATCATCTCTATTTTCAATAGCAATCAAATGCGATTTACTGTCTAAAGCACCTTGTCTACCAATGTGACTATCTTCAAAAATTACAGTATCTTTTGGAAGTGCATTGCAGGCAATCATACACTTCCAATACATCTCTGGAAATGGTTTATTGCGAGTAACATCTTCATTACTTACATAATAATCAACAAACTCTAATACTCCCAACTTAAGTAGAACAAGTTTAACAGTATTACGAATACTATTACTAGCAACCGCAACTTGATATCCTCGTTGCTTAAGTTGTTGGAAGTAATGCATTAATTCATAATCATACTCTAAATCGGAAAAGATTTCAAGAGTTTCTTTTTGTTTATCTTCCCATATTTTTTGTTGTTTATCTGTTGGAAGTCCTTTCTTCTCAGTAAGAATCGCAAGTTTTCTTGAAGTAGGAAGACCATCATAAAGACTTAAATGTTCTTCTCTACTAATCACATAATCCCAAGAAACATTTCCTAAAGCACGATTAAGTGCTTCATAATGCATTTCTCTACTATCAATAAGAACTCCATCGAGATCAAAAATTACTAACTTATTCATATAAAAATTTTATAATAGTTTCTTTTGTAATGTTAGAAGAATTTAATGCTTTATCATCGACCAATAAATCATAATGAATTTTTCCCATTACAAGTTGATCGTACTTCAAACCCCAATCATTTAATTGTTGAATTGTTTTGGAATATAACTCACTATAGATAAGAGATACATTTCCTTTATATTGAGACATTCCTCTTGCAGTATATATAACTATTTTATTACCCTGCTCATATAGAAAATTAACCAGATCAATTATAGATTGATCTGGTTCACAATAGTTATATTTGTTTGGACCTAAATTCTCATATCTATTAGAACGAGAACAAATGACATCATCCAAATCAAATGCAATAGTTTTTAGTTTGCTCATGTAATAATTTTAATTGAGAAGAAATTCTTTTTTGAATTTTTTTGTCGGCATTGGGAAAATGAACTTTAATTTTTTCTATAAATTCATTGTCTGAGAGTACATAGTGGCAACAGGTCATAATTAATTGTTCTTTAGATATCCTATTAATATCAACAATCCATTTTTTCCACTTACCAGAATTATAACATATTTGATATAGAATTTCAAATAAACCAGAATCTTGTTTACAAGAATCAAGATAAAATTCAGATTCAATCTGTCCATATTCTGGAGCAATATTAATAGCGTCTAATCCCGATTGAAATCTAGTTTCAACATCAAAAGACTCCGTTAGATAATCTCCATTATGTTCTTTACTCATTAAATCAAAACTTTTAACTACTTCAATAAAATTTTTTAATCTATTATTATTAAAGTTACCAATATTAGTTCTAGTAGAAAGATCTAATCTCGTTCCAGATTGAACAACAGCATATTTAATTTGACCAAATTGTTCAGCAGTTAAAGATAATTTTAAAAACTCTAGAAACCAAAAAAGTTCATCTGGTTCATATTTAAAAATTGCTTCCTCAGTCCCAACTTCATAAATCATATGTGGATTTTGATTCCACATCTTTACTACCATTAATCTTGTTTTTTCTGCAGATTGCTCTATTGATTCAGAATCTCTGAAAGGATCAATGTGAATTAAATCAAAATATTTGGCATCATTTTCAAAAGACTCAATTCCGTCATCAATCAGTTGCCCTTGTTTTGCTCCACCATGATCTCTACAAAGGAAAATATTTGAATTTTTATTTTTCACATATTCGGAAAAAGTTTTGCTATTCCACCCATTTACATATCCCCCAGAAAAATCAACTTGTCTTCTGGAGGGTATTAATCCAATAGTATATTTTTGACTGTGTTTAATTACACAGTCAACAACATTTTTACTCATTGGACCAATATAATACTTGGGAAAATTCATAAAATTTTAACTATTCTTCTTTCACAACCTTTTTCTGGATCAGAAAAAGGTATAAATTCATATTTTACATCATGCTCTTCAACATATTCATAAAAAGCTTTCTGCTCGTGATCATTGAAAGATTCATTAAAATTATAGCACCATTCATCAAAAACGATTATAGTCCCAGATTTTATATAAGGATGTAAATATTTAAAAATAGTTTTAGTAGAAGAATAAAGATCACAATCAACATGAAGAAGTCCTATCGTACTAGCTTCTTTTAAATACTCTGGAATTGTATCTTCAAACCAACCTTTAAAAAATTTAACATTTTCTATTTCTGGAACCACACCATTTGTACTAAAATCTCCTTTAACTTGATGAGTTCCTACCCAGTCTTCAGGTAATCCAAAGAAAGAATCAAAACCAAAAACTTTATAATTTTCATTCAATGATTCTCTCATCATTTTTATAGTTCTTCCTTCAGCAACACCAAATTCAATGGCATGATTATATTCGGGATTAACTAGAGTTGAAGCATATTGAATACTAATCATTTTTCATCTCCTTTTAAATTTAAAAATAAATTGTATTTACCAAAATAATATAAAAACATATCAAGAGGATGTTCATGAAGTGGTGCCATATTTACCCATATTAATGACGTAAGTATTTTAATTTTTTCATAATCAATCTCATTAATAATACAAAATTGTCTTAACAATTTCCTACAATCAGAAAAAGTCTTTTTAATATAAACATCACAATATATTTCAGAATCACCAATATTAATTATATACATTTGATCCGAAAGAATTTTATGATTAAGAGTCAAACTATGGTTTAATTTTGCAATATCATAATGCATATCTCCACATTCCAAATTACCATTAAAATCTTGCCTCCAATCAATAAGAGTAAAAGACTTTTCATTATTGTAGATAATATTATCTAAAATAAAATCTCCATGAAATTTTGTAGGTGTTTCTCCAATAATAGAATTAAAATTAACCTCGGATATTAATTCTTTCATGGGAGGAATTTCTATTCCATTAATATTATCAATTTTATCTTCTAAGTTATATTTTTCTAAAAATTTATTAATTCTTATTAAAGTTTTATCTTTATAAAATGAAAGAGCATTGTTTTTATAATTAGAATCTTCACTCTCAATCCAAAGATTATCAACAGACCAATTTAATAGTTCTCTAAATTTAATAATATCTAATGCTTCAGAAAATAAATTTCCTCGAACATATTCATATGAATAAAAATTTTCAGTTGATTTAATTATTGATGGGACAACACCAAACAATTTAGAAGATCTTAAAACTCTATCTGAACATACTTTTTTATTATGGAAAAATTTAATTACTAAATTATCTAATAAAAATATATTTTCATCTTCTTTGTCCAAAACATTAATAGATGATAAATGATTTTCTCTCGCAATTTTTAGAGAATCAATATTTCCAATATCATACCATTCACCCACTTTAATTAAAGAAAAATCAGACATTTTTCTAATAATATCACAATCACTTAAATCTTGACTGTTTGATTTTTGTAATGTTGATTTACAAACATTCCAAAAAATTTCATGTTGAAGTATTCCAGATACTCCAACATAAACATAATCAAAATTTTGTTCTCCTTTTTCATTTATTGATATGATCTTACCATTAATAGAATTAATAGTTCTATAAGATTGACTATTAGTTCCTATTCCACCAACAGACCAATTAGTTGAAAAATCAATTTTTGATATGTAATCTTTCGATAATAAAGTATCACATGCATGAAAAATAAATGGGCAGTTCAAATATTCTTCACACAAAGATATGGAATAAAGTAAACTACTACCTTCTCCCATATAATTATCAACTTCAACAAAATCTATTTTAGTATTTGGATGTGCTAAAGATAGATATTGTTTAACATGAGATCCATAGTATCCCAAGGTTATAACAAACTCAGTGTCTGAAGGATATAAATTTATAATATGAGAAATAGAAGGAATATCCCCAATTCTAACTAAACTTTTATTTGTGTATTTTGTAATATTGCCAAGTCTAGATCCTAACCCACTCGTTGGTATTAAAACTTTAAATTCTTCCATAATTATCCTCCAATCTTACAATATCGTCTTCTCCAAAATATTCACCCATTTGAATCTCAATAAAAATTAATTCTTCAGAACCGCTATTAGTTATTTGATGTTTTGTTTCTTTGGGTATAAAAAGAATATCACCAGACTTATAATCATAAAATAAATCATTTATTTTAACTTTAGCAGTGCCTTTAACTAACACCCAAACTTCACTTCTTTTAAAGTGATACTGGTAACTTGGTGATTCTCCAGGATTAATAACTATTTTTTTTACTTTGGTATAATCTTCTTCTAAAATATTAGTATAAGATCCCCATGGTTTTTTTACTAATTCATACATTTTCTTTATACCAATCGTAAGTTTTTACTATACCTTCATACAGACCGATTTTTGGTTCCCAACCAAGTTCTTTTATTTTGTTTACGTTTAACACTTTACGGGGTGTTCCATTTGGTTTTGTAATGTCCCACTCAATTTCACCCATAAATCCAACAACTTTCGAAATAGTTTCCGCAAGTTCCTTAATAGTTATATCCTCACCAGTACCAACATTAATATGCTCAGAACTGTCATAGTGTTGCATACAAATATAACACGCCTCTGCAAGATCATCAACATACAAAAACTCGCGCATTGCAGAACCATCACCCCATAGGTTTACACTACCGTACCAAGGACCACCCATATCAATAGTATATCCATGCTCTTTCATATAATGAAACTTAGCAATCATTGCAGGAAGGACGTGAGATGTCTCCAAATCAAAATTATCATTGGGTCCGTAAAGATTAGTAGGCATCAATGAAATAGCATTAAAACCATGCTGTTGCCGATATGCCTGACACAACATGATGCCAGCGATCTTAGCAATCGCATAGGCATCATTAGTTGGTTCCAAAGCACCAGTCATCAATTGATCTTCCACAATTGGTTGAGTGGCAAACTTAGGATAGATGCAAGAAGAACCAAGAAACAAAAGTTTTTTAACATTCCAACGATTAGCAGACTCAATAATATTAGTCTGAATGCGAAGATTCTCAGTTAGGAAATCTGCCTTGTAAGTATTGTTTGCCATAATGCCACCAACCTTAGCGGCAGCAACAAAAACATATTCTGGTTTATTTTTTTTAAAGAAATTTTCAGTTTCTTCCTCATAAGAGAAATCTACAACTTGACGAGTTCCTTTAATGATATTATTATAACCTTTACTCTCAAGGTTTCTCACGATTGCTGATCCAACCATCCCGTTGGCACCAGCAACTAATACTCTAGAATCACTGTCCATAAATGCACATATCCTCAACTAATTGTTCAAATGAAATTTTAGGTTCCCAACCTAATTTTTCTTTTGCCTTTGTGGCATCACCTAATAAGGTTTCTACTTCAGCAGGTCTAAAATATTTAGGACTTACTTTAATAACAGTTCTTTTGGTAAGTCTATCAATACCAACCTCATCAAGACCTTCACCTTCCCAAGCAATCTTCATTCCAAAATAAGGTGCTGCCTCCTCAACAAACTCACGCACCGAGTATTGCTCCCCTGTGGCGATTACATAGTCATCTGCTTCATCTTGCTGCAGCATTAACCACATCGCCTCCACAAAGTCCTTAGCGTGTCCCCAATCGCGCTTTGCATTCAGATTCCCGAGATATAATACATCTTGTTGCCCAGTTGAAATAGATGATAATCCGCGAGTGATTTTTCTTGTGACAAAAGTTTCTCCTCTTCTAGGGGATTCGTGATTGAAAAGAATTCCAGAACTTGCATGTAATCCGTAAGACTCTCTGTAATTTTTGACGATCCAGTATCCATAAACTTTTGCAACTCCATAAGGTGAACGTGGGTAAAATGGTGTTGTTTCTTTCTGTGGAATTTCTTGAACCTTACCAAACATCTCTGAAGTAGATGCCTGATAGATTCTAGTTTTATTCTCCATACCCAGAAGACGAACTGCCTCAAGAATACGAAGAGTTCCCAATCCATCAGTTTGACCAGTATACTCTGGTACTTCAAAAGACACTTTTACATGACTTTGAGCACCAAGATTGTAAATCTCATCAGGTTGAACTTGCTGAATCACTCTTACAAGATTAGTAGAGTCTGTAAGATCTCCATAGTGAAGTTTAATCTGATCGTAAATATGATCAATTCTATGAGTATTGATTAATGAAGCACGACGAATTATGCCGTGAACTTCATATCCTTTCTCTAATAGGAGTTCAGCAAGATACGATCCATCTTGTCCTGTTATTCCAGTTATCAATGCAGTTTTCATATTTTTTACATTAAAGTATTTCAATCACTATAATTTGATCTAGTCATTAATATTATTTTATCATTATCATAATCAATTAAATTTCTATTATTATGATTAAATTCAATAAAAGAAATTTCGTCATAATATTTGTCATACCCATAATTTTTTATTTCATTAATATACGATTCTTCCAAATTGCCTTTATCAATATCTTCAATTATTAAAATTGAAGAAGGCAATAAGTATTTTACACATCCACGAATCAACCTAATTTGATCCCAAAATAAATGACTAGCATCATCAATTAAAATATCAAACTTTACTTTACACTTTGAAAGCGATTGTTCTATGGATTCTTCAAAAGAAGTATGCATATAATCATAAACTACATTTTGCAATTTACACTTCTTAGCATTTTCTATGTGTTCATGATGTCCGTCCCAGGCATATATATTTGCATTTAGAAAATATTCTCTCCACATTTTAATTGAAGAGTTGTGCAATATTCCAATTTCGCCAAAATTTATTTTTTGATGTCTATATCTAGACAATAAAATGGAATAAAAAGGTGTATACGAATGTCTATAATAATCTTCATTTACATAACTATATGGAGATTTGTCAGTACCATATTTTGCTCCTATTTCACAAAGATCTGTTTTATTGTCAAAGCAGTTTATATAAAATCTATTAATATTCATATCCAAAGAATACCTAGTAATATTATACTAAAAAAGGTGAGTTTATGCAACCCACCTTTATAACTCAGGCTCGCCACCAATTCTTTGACTGGAAATTAGAAACCAGGCGGAGAAAGAATTCCCCATCCGCACCAGCAAGAATTTTTATTGTGCCTTATCTTGCGGGCACCAAGAAGGTAAAGTAGAACCTTCTCTTTTAAATTTCTCCATTAGATTATTTTGTTCTTCTAAAGAAAGATTTTTAAAATAAAACCATGAAGCATCTTTTTGCAACTGAGATCTTTCTTGGTGGCAGGAACTACAGAGAAGTTGGAGATTATCCATTTCACTTTTTATCCTATCCCAAGAACAAACATAAAGACATCTTTGATCTTTTTTAAGTCCAGGATTGATGTGATCTATTTCTAGACAATCAGTAGTTCCACACTTACAACACTTGGATCCAAGATTTTCTATGATAAAGTTTTTCTTTTCATATCTCAATCTGGTATTGAGTTCTCTTGATTCCTCATTTAATCTGTTTTTATGCTTTTGATAGTAGCGTCTTTTCGCTTCTAACTTTTGTTCTCTTGTCGCCATTATATCCCATACAACTATATTTATTTATATAGGATATTTTTTAATTACAAACCTATTTTGTTTCAGAAACAAAGTCATTAATAACTTGTGCTTGCTGAAGAACTTGTTTTAGAGTTGGAAATTCTGGAAGATCCATCTTTACACTATTCATAGAATTTTCATTCCATGCTCTTGCAAAGTCATATTCAACACAGAAATTATCATTAAGCATATTGTATGCTTGTTTGAAAATTTCAAACCGAAGTTCATAAGGTGTTTTGGACATAATTAATCTCCATATGTGTGTTTGTGTGTAACAATAGGGTCATATTGACTCCACCAGTTTAAGTTTTAAGTCATTCCAGGACTAAGAGAAAGTTGGGTTAACTTTGATATTTCGGTGATACCAAAGAATGCAATTAAAAATAACACATCCCAAAGTTTGAGTTTGATAGCAAAAGGAATACCAAGCAGTCCCCCGATAAACTTAATAATCAAACCATTTTTAAAATCTCCCCATAACATGATTTGATAACCAAGTAGAAGGAGAAAGTTCCCGATATATCTCAGGACACTTGTTTTAGACATAAGGGGTTTGCTCCCGACCAGTGCTGTTAAAGTCCATCCGTGACTATTTAATTATAAAAAAGAATCGTAATTTTTTATTGCAGTTATAATGTGGTTTAGATCCCGATTAGATAACCACCAACCAACAGGAATGCTAACTTGTTTTTTATAAAATTCACTAACACCTTCAAGTTCACCTTCTTCAAATTGAGTAACGCATTCATACATATCATTTCTATGGTGAACTGGACTTGAACTGATTCCATTTTCTTTTAGATACTCAATAAACTCTTCTTTAGTTCCTTTTTCCACTAAAAGAGAATAAATCCAATAGGAACAATATTTGTCATATTCGGGAGCACTTACAAAAGAACATTCTTTTAAATTTTCAGAATAAAATTTTGCATTATTTTTATGCTTGAATACAGAGTCTCTTGCTTCGGGAATATTACAGATTCCAATAGCAGCACAAACATCATTCATATGATATTTAAAACCAGCTTCTTTTATATTTTGAGTACATCTAAAAGACTCATTTTTGGTTCTATCTAAACCATACCATCTTAACAAACGAGCGTCTTCTTCTTTATTCTTTGGAGTAATCAAAATTCCACCGTCAGAAGATGTAAGAAATTTAATCGCTTGAAGACTATAGCAAATATAGTCACCTCTTTCATTAGAAGTCTCTAAAAATGAATCCCAAGTGTGTGCGGCATCTTCAATTACAGGAACTCCAAAGGATTTAAGTTTTAAATAATCACAAGGTTTTCCTGCCCAATTAACAGCAATAATTGCTTTAGTTTTATTTGTAATTAATTTAGACACACTATCAGGAGATATTAATCCAGTTTGAGGATCAATATCTCCCCATCTAATAGTTGCATGTCTATGAATAATTCCAACTTGACTTGCAAAGCATGTTTGTGGAGTTGAAATTACCTCATCTCCAGGTCCAACACCACAAAGATGAAGTGCTAAATCAATCGCACTAGTACAAGAATTTACAGTAATTGGTTTTACTTTTGTTTTTAATTCCTTCCATAAAAGATTTTCAAACTCTTCTACTTTATTTCCTTGACCAATAAATCCAGATTCAAGAACTTCCTTAACTAAAGAAGGAGCTTGATCTGACATTCTGACTTTAAACAATGGTATCATAGTGGTATAAAAGATAAATCATTAACAGTATAAACTTTATTTTCTTCAAATAATCTCAAGCCTAATTGATCACAATGAATTCCTTTATATTGTCCAACAATTCCATTAAAGTAACATTCTCCATAAATTTCAAATAATTGTTTATAAAAATCAGCGTCTAAACTGGAAGTTTGTGGAAAAGGAAATCTTACATTATTCATACGGACGGCATCTGTTCTCCAAGAGACTTGGCTGGCGTCTAACATACAGTATGGATTTATAGGTACTTTATGATTTAAACCATAATTAAGATTAATTTTAATTTCATCTAAAGATCTTACTTCATAAGGATTAAATGTACTTAAATGACAATAAGAATAGTTTTGATTTGGATTATTTTCATACCACTTCGATAATTCTTGAAGATAATTTGGTGTTAATGCATCATCATCACAAAGCATAATAGAAATATCAGAGTCACTATTTAAAGAAGCAATATTCCAATATTTTCCAAAAATGCTTTCTCCATTACCTTCTTTTTTTTCTGGATCATTTGTATGATAAAATTTTACTTTGTTAAGATAATCTCCTAATATTTCTTCTACAATTGGTTTTCCTGGAAATTTACTTGAGTCGTCTACAAAAATTAATTCCCAATTATCATATGACTGATTTTTTATAGAATTTAAAGCAAATCTGACCATATTAGGTCTATCATAATAGCAACAAAGAATTAATATTTTCATTTTAAATCAATCAATTCCATAAAATATTTACTATTATCTTCAGAAAAAACTTTAAAGTTTAATTTATTATATAGATTAAAAGCTCTTTTATTAGTTTTTAAAACTTGTAATTGTATAGATTTACAATTTATTTTATAACACTCACTTATTAATGCTTCAAATAAAAATTTACCTATACCAAATCCTCTGTATTCTTCCAATAATCCAGCACTCAAATAGCATGTATCAAGTTCACACTTTATTAATCCATATCCTACAGATGTTTTAGTATCATTTTTAATGAATAGAAAAGGAATATTTTTGTTTTTATCTAAAGAAGAGAACCATTTTTGTTGTTGATCTTTTGATATCTCTCCAGTATATCCAGTCATGTATTCTCTACATTTATTTCTAATAATTCTTAGAATTTCTAATTTTGTTAGGTCATTTACAATAGAAAGTGAATAACTCATTTTTTGATAATTTTCTTTTTTTTTCAAAGAAAAAATATTTAATTTTAAGCAACTTCAACAGACTCAAGATCTTGAGCAACATACTCCATGAGCATTTCATAGTCATCAAGGGGGTCACCAGAAAATACGACTCCTTCATTTTCGTAGAAGCGACGAACCTTTTTATAAAGTTTCGGATTCTTTACATCAAGGTAGATTTCCCCGTTAGCAGCAAGTTGAAGAGTGCTAACATCTTTTTTGAACTTTTGAATCAGAGACATTGTTTTGCTTTGTTTACAGGAAAATTATAGCATGGTGAATTGTGGTTGTCAATGGGTTGAAAGGATCAAATAGATTAGTTTTTATTATATAGAAATATTAAATGAAATAGTTACTCTTCTTGTTTTAGAAGGACGAACATAATGAAGTAAACTTGAAGGAAATAATAAAACTTCTCCTTCTTTTGCATAATCAGATTCATGTGTTTGAAAAGCGCACTCGTTTTTAGTCATAAAAACTGTAGTATTTTTTTCATTTAAATTTAACAAATAAACTCCTGATACTTTTTCTGGTCCATGATTATGAACATCTGCATAATCATTTTTATGATATACATTCCACCATATTTGCTCTAATGAACATTCCGAACTTACTTTTAAATTAATCTGATTAACCAAATCATTAAAAGGTTTAAAGACTACATTTTCATAAAAAAAATCGTCATAAAAATCAGGTGAAGTGTTATGATAACTAGTTATCATTTTGGTTTCGGAAGTTTTACTCCAAAGATAATCTTCTTTATTTTTATTATGATTGTATTCTTCAATTATTTTTGGCAATAATTGATTTTTTATTTGAGTATGGTTTTCAACTTTCTGTGAAAATACAAATGGAGAATTGAAAAAGTGTAACATTACTAGTGATTAATAATCGGAATGACAGGATTCGAACCTGCGACATCTCGCTCCCAAAGCGAGTGCTCTACCAAACTGAGCTACATTCCGTAATTTATAATATAGTAACATAAGTAATAAATTTTGTCAAGTAACTGTTACTGTCAATGTGCCACCTTTCGTAAATACTGGAGCATATAAACTACCATAATTATAAATTAAACTCCACTTATTAGGATTTAAACTATAAGTTACTCCATTCACATCAGACCATACTTTACCAACATTACCATTATAAGTAATAATGTCTTCATAAAAAGCTTGATTCCAAATGTCCATACTCCATCCAGAAGTTGGATGCTGACCAGCTGGACTTGTAGATCTCCAAGTTACATACTGAACTCCACTTCCGTCATATCCATTTACAGAAGACACTGAAAATAAACTTGGTAAACTAGGAGTTGTGGCACTAATTGAAAACCCAGTTATAGTTTTAATTGTTGTTGAAGAGTCCGCAGTAAATTGAACAGTCCATTCACTACCAATAGAAGGTGCTGTAACTGCTAACGTAATTGTCGCCATATCTTTACTTTACTTTATGTTATTATGTATAAAAGCAATTCCCATAATAGGAACCACAACTATTCCAAATCCACAAAGTCCTAACCAAATTGGACTATTTGCAAGTGTTTCTACTACGTGAAAAATCATCTTCCTCTCCAATTCTTATATTCATAATAAAAATACTGATCAACCTCATTAAGACCTGACAAAGGAGCACTCACATCCCAGTATGACCATTCAATACAGAACTGCTTAATATGCATGTCATTAGAAGCGGATCTTATCCCAAGCATTCTTGAAAATGCAGACATTGCAAAATTATATCTTTGCTTAATGTGCGGTTCCATTTCCCTTATAGTCTTTGGAGTCATAGTATCCTCCTCGTGTTCCAAAATACAGTGTAGTCAGTACAAAAGGAATAGAAATAAAAATAAGTGCTTTACCTAACATGATGTCCCCCAAACATATAACGCATACCATTTAAGATCTTTGCTCCAAATGATCCGAGATTGCGTGAGTTAAATCTTTCAAATAAGGCAGTAGTAATAACAGGAGCGGGAACCCCCAGATCCACAGCGGCAGAAACAGTCCAACGACCCTCACCACTGTCGGATACGCCTCCAGAGAACTGTTTAAGGCTACCATCCCTGCGTAGCACATCAGCAGTAAGATCGAGTAACCAAGACCCAACCACACTACCACGACGCCATAACTCAGCAACCTCAGCAACGTCAATATCATAACAATAACTTTCTGGGTCTGCCATTGGAGCAACCTCAGCATCTCCTTCTTTAACATACTGAGAACCTGCGTTAGCGTTCTTTAAAATATCGAAACCTTCAGCATATGCTTGCATTATACCGTATTCAATACCATTATGAACCATTTTTACAAAGTGTCCGGCACCAGGTCCACCACAATGTAACCAACCAAACTCTGCAGAAGTTACGTCCGAGTTAAATTGAGTCCTGGGGGCAGCGTTGATTCCTGGAGCGAGGGCATCAAAAATGCGCGAACAAGTGGCGACTGCAGTATTTCCACCACCAACCATAAGACAGTATCCACGATCCAAACCATAAACACCACCGCTAGTGCCACAATCAATATATTGGATACCCAACTTTGCCAGGCGTTCTGCTCTCTTCCGACTGTCTTTAAAATTGCTATTGCCATGATCAATAATAATATCTCCTTCACCACAATATCGTAGTAACTCATTGATCGTCTCCTCTACGGTTTCGGCAGGTACAACCATCTGAAAGATTCCTGGTTGTGTTCCTCCATTTTTATTTTGCTTAACTACTTTAACAAGATTTTCAATAGTAGTTGTAACGCCGTTAACATACCCACTTTCGTATGCTTCGTTTGCTTTTTCATAATTCCTCCGATAACCCCAGACTTCTATTCCTGCCTTCATCATGCGGCGAGACATACCTTCGCCCATTCTACCTAATCCAATCAATCCTACTTTCATAAAACCTCTGGATATGCGTGTGTAAGTCCCCAATGTATAAAAAGTCCAATAGAAGAAAAAAGAATAATTGTTGATATTATTGCTTTAATCATCTTCCTCGTCCTCGTAAGTTGATGGTTCTTCAAATAGTTCTTCTATTTTTTGTTGTAAAACTCTTCTTTGAAGTTGTTCAATATCTTCGTCTGTAAATCTCACCACTAGTAACGGATCTCCTACCTTAACATCGTTCATTTCTGGGTGCTTCACTTTTGGACTTTTTGAGTATCCATGGTGAGCGTTCATAATCATCCAACCTTGTGCAATCATAGAAATTGCAATACCCATAAGCACAAACCAAGGAACTAAAAATATTATTGGAGAGTAATTTTGAGCCATGGAAGTAGTGGAGGAATTACCCCTACAAGTCTTAAAAGTCCCTCAGCAAATAAAGCAAGAACCACCCAACCAACACACATACTAATAATGGAAGCATTACGATTATGCCTTCGGATAGCGGCATCAATCATCTCCTGTACTTCTGTACGAGTTACATAATCAACATCAAAAGGTTCCATCACTTTTCATCTCCAAGAAACTTTGCAAGAGGGTCTTTTCGTGTTTTTACGATTTCAACTGCTCTCTTATAAAACATATTATCTGTATTACCAGACGTTTCAAAAGTTTCTTTGATCTTCACCCAATTAAGATAGGTGTGCTGATCCATAAGGTTTTAGGTTGAATATTACTAATTATATTAGTCAGTAATTCTACTTTGTCAAGTTTGTGTTGATACAAAAATATAGATTAAAAAAATCTAAAATTTTGTAATATTTGTAACGGAAGCGGTTAGATTTGAACTAACGGAGGTGTTACCCTCACTTGTTTTCAAGACAAGCGCAATAAACCGGACTCTGCCACGCTTCCAAAATAAGTCCTCAGCGGACTTCAAAATCTAAACGTCTTACCTTACGTTGTCTTCTTGCCTCTTGAAAGGCAAGGTCTTCGTTAGTGAGAACACCAGACTTTGATTTATTATTTACAAAGTTTAGCATAACAACAGAGGATAAGTCAACAGCTGAAATAACTCCTCCACGAATTGTTGCCATATTTGGACAACCACAAGTTATAGTTTTCGTAGAATGTCCCTCTAACTCCTTACCACAGGATCGACATCTGATTCTTAAATTTTCCATTGTTATAATCAGTTATACTTCTTCAATCTTTTTTGAATATTTATAATGGGCAATCGCAGATTCGAACTGCGGACTTTCTGCGTGTAAAGCAGACACTCTAACCGCTGAGTTAATCGCCCAATAAAGTCAATATTGACTCATCATATATTCTACAGTATTTGCTACATCATTCATAGCATCACGTAGATTTTCTCTTTGACCTGATTCTTGTTTAATGATTGGACGGTGATCATCAGTCAAAGTCCAACGCCACTGATTCATATCCTTACAAAACCATAGATTAATTTTCATTCTTTGTGTATTCTAGTTTGATCCAATTAATCAAAGCATTTAGTTCCATTCTTTTTTCTTCAGTAAAATCAAATTTTTTATTGAAGAGATAAAAATCAAGTGCTTCAAGAGCAACTTCTCTATCGCGTTGGGAAATAAGAGACATAAAACTTTTAACTTGTTACTTATAATACACTAAAAAGGGGGTTTTGTCAACCCCCCAGTTTACACTATGTAGTTATTATCAGAAACGGAAAGTCGTCTGAATTACACCACCATAGTTGGAAGAAGTATCTGCAAGTGCTTGATTGTTAGACACATAGAACACAGCAGGAGTAACAGTAATATTATCGCTTACACGATACTTATAGAACAGTTCCCACATTGTTGCATCCTTTTCAAGACCTTCTGCATTTCCAGGTTGACCGATAGCGAAACCAGCAGAATTACCCTTGGCGAATACATCAGACCACTGAAGACCAGCATACCAAGTTTGAGAATCGGTAGCACCAGTAGGAGTTGCTGCACCTTCAGCATTCAAGCTTACGGTGTTCCAACCATATCCACCACTCACAGAAGGAATAATACCAGACTTCTTAGGTTGCCAGTAAGCACTCAGAGCATAACCATTAGAGGTTTGTCCAGGAGCAAGAGCACCAGAACTACCCAGAACACCATTAAAGGTGCGAACACGGGTGCCTTCAGTACCGTAACGATAACCGAAAGCAGCACCCCACTGAGGAGTACGATAACCAATCTGAGCAAGAGTGTTCAGAGCACCCTTTTCATTAAACTCACCTTTGGTAGAATCAGCACCACTCTGAGCAACATAGTTCAGACCAGCAACGAAACCTTTCTTACCTTGTGACCACTGAGCACCGAAACCAGCACCAGTTGCCTTGTTATAGACACCAGGAGCACCAGCAAGTTGGAAGAAGTCCAGAACATCCGACTTATAAGCAGAAGGAATCCAGGTCATCTCAGTATTACGAACCAGAGCACCAGCAGTCAGAGTTACACCCTTAGCAAGAGCAGGGAAGCTGTAGTACAGACGGTCAATCTTTACAGAATCAGAAGTGCCTTCTGCTTTGTCCAGTTTAAAGAGTGAAGAACTGGAACCAAAAGGTTGACTGGAGAAGTTACCAGAACGAAGACGAGTACGAAGAAGATCCTTTCCAGTGAAAGAAGTATCAAGATTGATACGAAGATCGTAGTTGAAGGCAGTATTGCCTACATTGGTACTGGAATCCTTACCAGGAACCCAAGCATTATCAACACCACCAAGAACGAAAGATGCTTCACCTTTCAGTTTAGTTGTGGTAGAGAATTGAGTTGCTTCCAGAGCACCAACTTTGGTTTCCAGACTTGCAACTTTACCTTGAATTACAGTCAGTTCATCACGGAACTCATTTGCAAGACGACCGAGTTCATCAGTAACTTCGGTTACACGGTCAAGGCAAGCATTCAGAAGTGCTGCTGCTTCATAACGGGTCATTGCTTTACCACCACCAAAGGTGCCGTTTGCATAACCAGCAACACAACCATAACGCTCTACAAGATTGCTGAGTGCCTGATATGCCCAGTCAGTGGGTTGCACATCAGAAAGTTGCGAAACGCTTGTAACCTGCTCAGTGGAGTATTGGTTGACTGCTGCCATGTTAAGGTCTGCGGCATTCGCAGCAACAGGAGCAACCATTCCCAGAGCAACAGGTGCAAGCATCAGTTGTTTGAGTTTCATAAAAATTTGTTTTTGTTCTATAGGACATAATGTGTGACTATGCGAGTAGTTGAGGCACTATCACTTCACGGTATTTATCTTAACAGTTCCTTTGGGATCAGTCAAGCCTTTTCGGTTTTTACGGTTTATAAGCGAATGACGGGGATCGAACCCGTGACACCAACTTGGAAGGATGGGATGTTACCGCTACACCACATTCGCAAAAGTGGGAGATTTCTCTCCCAGCACATTTCCTTCACACGGATAGGAAAAGTATAAGACATAATGAGTATTATGTCAAGCCCCCGACTGGATTTGAACCAGCGACCAACGGTTTACAAAACCGTTGCTCTACCACTGAGCTACAAGGGCGAAACAGGGGAGGCCATCCCCCTGACCTAGAAATATTCTAGGTTTTAGTTGGAAGGAGTGCTCTTGAGGTTATCGCAGGATCACTTCCAACTCCCCCACCTGGACTCGAACCAGGAACCCCAGAGTTAACAGCTCCGTGCTCTGCCAATTGAGCTATAAGGGAATAATGGTAGGAGGGATTTCTATGTGCGGACAGAATCACCTTTCACATCATCCAGTCTAAACCAGCGAGAGGTGTTGCACTTCCTACATTTGATGGAGTAAGTGTGATATACCTCATAAGGATATAACAGTGACTTACCCTCTATCAGTTTATATATTACACTAGTTCTGAGATTATGTCAAGTCCAAAGGTTATGGTCGTATTCCCAGTGGCAATTTGGGCACAAAGGCATTATGTTTTCTTTGGAATTAATAATACTTATCATAACCTCTTCACTAAAAGAAGAAATTGGTTTAATGTGGGCAACTTCTATATGTTTATCATACCCACATTTGCAACATTTGGTAAATCCAAGTTTTTTTCCTTCTGCTCTTGCTCTTGTCCTAATTAAAGCAAAAGCAGAAGACTTGTGATGTTTTTCATAAATTGCTTCTTTTAATGTCATATCACCCAAAGAACCACAACATTTTATACATCTTTTACTTCTATAATCAATTTCTACACCACACATTTCGCATTTATTTGGAAAATTAATTTTTTTCCTTTTAGGGTGTTGAACATTAGTCCATTTAGCGGCACAACTTCTACTACAAAATTTTGGATTATTATGTTGTTTTCCGCAGGTTACACATTCCATATTATTAATGGATATTACATTATTATTTATGTTTTTAAGTTGTTTTATTCAAAACAGGCACGGTAGGATTTGAACCTACGGCTAACCGATTAGAAGTCGGATACTCTGTCCAGGCTGAGTTACGTGCCCATAAGACCTCCTATAAGTTCTCTTAGAGGAGGTGTGTGAGGATTACACAAGGTTTAGACCCTCTGTTACTCACGAGACAATCATAAAGTATTTAACTTAGATTGTCAATAGGACTGCGGAGAATTGAACTCCGTTCACACCGTTATAAGCAGTGGGCCTTAACCAATAGGCGACAGTCCCATAACCCTTCCTGTTTGTGCTTCTATGATAGGCATGGAAGGGGCGGGTCTTAAAGGAGGGTTGGAACCTCGCCTGCCCATGAGAGTATTATAGGGTATTAAACCCAACCCGTCAAGCCTTTACTGCCTTACGAGCGTTTTTCTCTTCAGTAATTTCTGTTCTACGTGTCTTGACAAGTTTAGAAATTTCCTGAAGTGCCTTGCGAGCACGAGTTCCTGCGGCGTTATTTCCGCCAACAAACTTTTCGTCTTCTACTTTCCAAGCTTCAACAGCATTAAGTAGTTCTTCTGATACGGACATAATAATCTCCAATAAAAAATTTACTTCTATATGTATACAAGAAGGGGAGAGATAATAATTCTCCCCAACTTTATTCTATTATATCAAACTTCTACCGTGATCAGTTTGGAAGCATATTCATGTGCATATGATGTGCGGGCACCATGAATGCCCCAACCAATCCAACTATACGCATAGTCCATGTAACGATTGATAGATTTTCCAGGAGTTTTCATCCTATCTTCAATTCGTTTCCACTGAACCTCAGTCGTTAGATAACGAAGTTGCGTTGGAAGTGCTGATGGAGAACCACCAAACTTCTTAGCGAAATCACCCAATCCATAATAACGATCGGCAGATGTCCATTGGATCAGACCATAACCGCGACCGCAGTGATGGTACTGAGTCCTGCTACCACCTTCACAAATATTAGGCACGAACATAGATTCTTGCTTAATATTGCCCATGATAGTAGCAAGGGCGTTTCTGTCTTTAATTCCTTGATCTTGGAAATAATCCAGAGCAAGTTGTTCATGTTCTGAACACCCTTTACAAATTAACCTTTTCTCTTTTAACTTTGGAATTGCAACCTCGCGGATTGCTGTCGTCTCTGGTTCAAACTCTTTAATAATAGTGTAAGGTTTTACATCCACTGGGGGAGGCGGACCTTGCAGTTTATAACTAGAGAATGGCAGTGTTGCCGTACTGGTTGTAACCATCGCTACAAGAGGAACGGTTACAGTAAAGAAGTTTAGCATTAAAATTAATTGAACTCTACATCCGTATAGAAGGGGGGTACACCACCTCTCTCGAAGGGCACCTTCCACGGCTCTAATTGTCACATCACAGACTCATGATGTAATCCCTGTAAGGGGATTTTCCATATTAAGTTTTTATTTAGGATTTGTCAAGTATCTGAAATAAATAAAATTAAGAAGTTAAAAAAAATATAATGCCTACATTATCTGGTTTATTAGGAAGTAGTTTTATTGGTCTTCAAGGTGCTCAAGGTCTTCAAGGTACTCAAGGTCTTCAAGGTGTTCAGGGACTACAAGGACTTCAAGGAAATCAAGGTCTCCAAGGAACTCAAGGACTTCAAGGAACTCAAGGAGCAATTTTAGGTAATGTCCCACAAAATTCTAAAACTACTTCATATACGTTATTGGCATCGGATGTAGGAAAGCATGTGTCTACAAATTCCACAGTAATTGTTCCAGTTTCAGTATTTTCTCCCGGAGACACGATTACAATTTATAATAATTCTGCATTAGACATAACAATATCTAAAGAATCTGATCAAGAAGCAAATATCACAATGTACTTGGCGGGAACTTCTTCAAACTCAACAAGTAGAACATTAGCACAAAGAGGTCTTTGCACATTACTTTGTATTGTGGGTGGTTCTACACCTACTTTCGTAATCGCTGGTTCTGGTCTAAGTTTAACTTAAAAATATGACCGTCATTCAAAGTTTTCTTACGCTCGACAATAGCACACAAACTTCCAACACAACAGAAACTGGTCAACAACTTTTTAAAGTTGATGACTTAGAAATCACTAAGATTCCAAAAGTAAGTATTCCAACTGGAAATAACTCAAATTTATATGTCAGCAGTTCTACTAATGGTTATATAACTGACAGTTCATTTGCTGCGACTATAAATCTTGGATTTAATGTTTGGTTTAATGGAACTCAATATAGCAACGTTATTATAGGTGTAGACAGTTATATTGTATTTTATCCTGGTTCTTACACTCATGATACCAGTCCTAACTTTAGTAATCCAGGAGAAATTCCATATGATAAAATTTTTATATGTGCAAATACTGCAAATAATTCATATAACAGTTCGGATAGCATAGTAACATATGGATATAATGGACCAGTAAAAATAACTTCAGGGACAAGTCCAAATAGAACAACAACCATAATATATGCCGGATGGCAATCTAACAGGGTAAATCCATTAGTTTGGTCAATTACTTTTTATGAAGGTGGTTCTTCAACAAATCCAAGTAGAATAGATCTTCATATAAACACAATAAGATCTGGTGTTTCTGGTTTTTATGATAGAGATTCCTTATTTAAAGCGTTTACACCAGAATCCAACAGTGGATACACATTAAATACATTTCCACAAACACGCACTTGGACTTGTCCAGAAAATGTATATGAAGTTTCTTCGGTATGTATTGGTGGTGGTGGTGGAAGTGCTTCAAACTCAAATTCTGCATCAGGTGCTGGTGGTGGTGGATTGGGATGGAAAAATATAATACCGGTAACACCAGGAAATACATATACGATTCAAGTTGGAAAAGGAGGAACTAGAATTATTAATAGTACAACTAGAGCTGGTTCTGGTGGTCAAAGTTACTTTATAAACTCTTCAACAGTTGCAGGTAATGGAGGACAAGGTGCAATAGGTGCTAATAATACATCTGGTCTTGGTGGATCATTTGTTGGAGAAGGAGGTGGAAATGGCGGAAACGGAGGTACAAGGGGAGGATCTGCTGACGATTCTGGAGGAGGCGGCGGTGCCGGTGGATATTCTGGAAATGGAGGAAAGGGTGGAGATGTTGTGTCTAATGTAGGTACGTCTGGATCTTCCGGGTCTGGTGGAGGAGCAGGTGGTGGTGGTGGAAGTGGTGGAGTTGATACCGCTGGATCTGGAGGAGGAGTAGGAGTATATGGAGAAGGTTCTAGTGGTTTAGGTGGTTCTGGTTCTACTGGTGATGGATCTGGGGGAAAAGGCGGATCTGGAGGAGAAGATGCAACATTGCCACTTTATGATGACAGTCCATATAATCCCTCAAAACCGGGAAATTTTGGAGGAGGAGGTGCTGGATCAGATAATACTCTTGTAGAATACGAAGATGGAGGGAATGGGGCAGTAAGACTTATCTGGGGTCCAAGATTAAGTCGCAAATTTCCAACTAGAAACACACAAGATCTTTACCTCACCTACCAATATATAAAATGGCAAATAACAGAATCTAGAAGTTCACCCACGTCAACACAAGCATCAGAATTTAAATTATATTATAATCAATCAGAAATTTTATATTCAAGTTCAACATCAGTAACCAGTTCAGCAGGATCAAATCCAGAAAATCTAATAGATTTAAATACCGCAACTAAATTTACAAGTTCTTCATTAAGTGTAGACGTAATATTTAATTTAGGAGTTTCAACAAATATAACTAGTTACAAGTGGTCTACAGCAGATAATGACAATACCCAAGATCCAAAATCATGGATAATTTATGGTTCAAACGATAATAGTAATTGGACAGAAATAGATAGAATAGCAAACTATACAGCACCTACCACAAGACAAACACAGTCAAGAGTGTTTTATTTGCCAGTTATTCCAAGATAAAAACACTAAATACTTGTAGTGTTTATCACAAAATAAGAAAATGAAAAGACTTCTATTAGCCTTTTCGTTATTCTTCGCAATCCCAGTTAATGCTGCTGAAATTACATCAAAAATTACTGATTCCGTTCAATTGAAAGTTGATGGTGCCGCAGTTCAATCAACCCGAATTGGTGCTTCGTATTCCGCATCAGGAACCAATATCCAATCCACATCCTTTGGTGGTGTAGGTGGTGCTGGAACCTATGATATCAATACTCCAGGTCAAGCATTTAGTTTCTCAGAAAGTATCAATGCTGCTGATACTCCTGTTACTACTCAAACTGTAACCACTGGTGTTATTGGTTCTCCCAATCTCTATGGAGATAGTGTAACTCAAGTTGGTGGTGAGAAAGGAACTCTTGCAGGTACTCTTTCCCCAACTGGTGTTCCTACTGTTACTGCTGGTGGCGCAGGAACTTCTGCTACTGCTCAACGTAGTATTGAATTGAGCGTATTCAAATGAGACATATCCTAGCAGGTTTATTCCTGATAGGGTTTTCTTGCCCTGCCCTAGCAGAATCTGTTGTGCCTAATTTCACCAGAGGCACAATCAATGCAACTACAGAATCTACTACAAAAGTAATAGAAACAATTCGCCAAGTTGAATATACAACTGGCACATCATATACTGTGACTGGAACTAATATTAACATTCCTGGCACTCCTCAACAGGGAGCAAACTACAGTATTATGACTCAAGGTGCTCCATTCCAGTTCAGTGAAACCTATCTCGGCCCTGGAGTGGCAAAAGAAACATGGATAGATCGCACCACAGAAACACAATCCACCACTACATCAATTTCTGTCTTTACGCAATAATTTCAACTGGAACTGCATTTGCACAAAGCACTCCAGCACCAAGTAATACGAATATTGCAGGACCTTCAGCATCTGCAACTGGTAACGTAACAAACCAAGCAGTTCAGGTGTTACAAGGTCCATATGCATTGAACACTTATGGTGGTGGTGTAAGTTGCCAAGGAGCAACTTTTTCAGTATCTCCATTTTTAATGAGTAGTAATAATGCAAGTGATGACCCAGAAACATTTGCATCACGCAATGGAAACTGGGGCATTTCTGCTGGTCTGAATATTCCATTAGATGGTGATCTAATGAGTTTGTGCAAAAAAAGAGCGGCAACTGAAATTGCTAGGCAGCAAAGTGAATATGAAAAAAGTCGTTTAGATTTTGAGCTTGTAAGAATTTTGAAGTGCTTAGAAGTAATTAAATCTGGTGGATTCTTTCATCCAGAAAGTCCTTATGGAAAAGTATGTGCTGATATAGTTGGACCATCACCAAATGGATATTTAATGACTGGTGATGGCAAAGTTATTTCTAAAATTACAAAATAGTTTCTACTTTTAATATATTTTTTGCTTTACCATAAAATTTTCCAGTTCTACTATCTGGTTTTGGCAAATATCCGTATTGCCTTTCAAATTCTCTAATACCCCAACATTCAATAATAGAACCATCAACAAAATAAACTTTTATTTTTCTGCAATTTGTCAATGGTTTAATGTCTCTATTATGTTTTTTTCCAGTATTTGATAATGAAATTTTTTTCTTATGTTCTTCAGTGAAAGGTTTATCTCTTTTTAATCCCTTCATTTTTGATCCTGGATTATCTTCACCTTTCCATTTTCCCATTCTTTTACTTCTTTCACTTAATTTTTTTCGTCCTTCATCACTTATCTTGCGATTTTTAGCAGCAATACTCATTCTTTCAATAGTTTCTTTTGATAATTTTCTTCCAGAACTTCCTTCGCCACCATCAGTAAGATTTCTCAAAATTCCAGTTCCATTATTTTTTCTACCAAATATTGAAATCATATAAACTTCGTGTTTAATTGCATCTTCTTCAGAAATATTTTTCTTCAAAAATAAAATTCTATCCTCTGTGGGAATTGGAACAATATGTTTTTTGTATATTCTATTTTCTTTTCCTTTGCCAATATAATAAGGTGTTCCATCTTCACGCAAATATGCATAAGTATAATATTTCATAATTATCTTAAATATATTATCAGTATTATTTATAATAAGTATTAATTAGAATACTAAAACGTATGGAAATAAACCCAATTGAGATACAAAGCACTAACATAAGAATTACTGGTCCTAGTATCATTCCAACAATAAATCCCCCAGTTGTTAGATCAACAGAAGCACCAGTAGTTCGTGGATTAGAAGTTCCTGTTGTTGATGTACCAAATATTACAATCAAGTATCCAGTTATTAATGTACCGACTCAAGCAGAGTTTGATGCTGCAGTAAATGCAGAACGTCAAAAACAAGCACAAGAAGAGAAACCAAAAGAGAGAGGATTACCTGATACTACCCCCCCTCCTCAACTGCCTCAGGTTGCTCAAACCCCTCCTACTCAAACTCCTGTTCCCACTCCAGTTACAGAAGTCCCAGCAAATAAACCTCAACCTAGTTTCACTGCTTATGGAGTCGATATTAATTTACCTGATCCTTCTCTTGTTGCTACGGCTGGTGCTGTCGCAGTAGTTACAACTGCTGCTACTATTGCATCCACAACAGTTCTTAATGCATTAAAAAATGCTGCGGAACCATTGATTAAAGAAGCAACAAAGAACAAGTTTAAAATTAAAATCAAACATGTTAAACCTGTTCTTCACTATGTAATGGCAGAAGGTGGACACATCGATATCTTTGAATATTCGGCAGAAGGAACTCGTCTTGTAGAGCAAGTTGATAATGTAGAACAATATATTCGTGACCAAGTGGAAATTAATGCTCTTTATGAAATCGATAATAAAATTATTATCGACGACGTAATATCAGACAAATTTACAAAAGAAGGCAAAGAAAGATTCAAGTCTCTCTTTGCCCCCGCTAAAAAAATTGCTAAAAAACTATCTGCTCGATTATCCTTTTAATCCCAATCAAATTTTGATATTATCCAAGTAACTACAATAATGGGAAGTTGAACTAAAAGACTATAGAATATTTCAAGAAAAATATTATCTTTTTCCCTCTTTTCTTCCTTATCTTTTGCTGGTGCTTGTGTCATTATGCAACACCTTAAACAAATCTTTACTATTTAACAAAGTAGTACCAAACTGTAACGATTTTTTACGACCTCTTTTTGCGGGTCTCCTAACAAAACGAATCACTTCTGGTGGTTGTCTTTTAGGAATAGGTCTTCTATTTTCAAGCATTATACCATCATTAGTGAGCAATCTTAAGACGATTAAGAAATCAAGAATCGCTAGTTTCATTTTTCTTCTTTAGTTTGAAAGCAGCATCACCAAGAAAAGAACCAACAGCAAGCACAAGAACTTTTGCATATGCATCTCTGCTTGTAGTTTCAAGTTCTACCTGCCCTTCTGTACGAATCGCAACAGATTCTACAGCAGAAATCATAAGTGCTGCCCAAATAATAATAAACAATCTAACAATATTAAAGTAAATCATTTATTTCTGATTTGTTTGAGAACATCAAAGTTTTTATCTTTTGTTCCCCCGTCATATGCGAGAGCATAACCTTCGATAATCATTTGGTTATTCAATGAAGTTTCTTGTCCGTTAATAAACAAATGTCCAATAATACGTCCATACTTCTCTGTACTATCTGGAAGTTCTGTCTTGATGATAATATCTTTAGCACCTTCAAGTTTTTTCTTCAACCATTCTTTTGATTCAAGACCCATTGCCTTCTCTTTGAGGTCGGTTGTTCTACTTTCTGGAGTATCAACCCCAGCAAGACGAATTCTTTTTTCCAATGCAATATCAAATCCTAAGTCTATTGACGCATCAATAGTATCACCATCTACTACTCTTCCTACAGACTTAATTCTGTAAATGTAAGGATCCTTATCCATCAGAAAGGTAACTTAAACTTCTCAGTATTTAGTTTAGGAATAGGCAACTTTTCAAATGCCTTATTAACTTGATTTTCTACAACCTTTCCAACAAACTCTTCTGGATTCTCAAGAATCTTCTGTGCTTTTTGATAAGTCACATAAGCACCATAACAAAGTGCTCCACTAATTGCCAGACTCGTCGCTGACAGAATGATTGCTAAATTCTTCATCTTTCATCTCCTCGTGTGCTAACTTTAATATGTAGTAAATGATATATGCAGTAAAACTAAGACCACATCCTAATATTATAACAACACCCCAAGGGAACTGGTCCATCAATACTTACCTTCAGTACAATACTCTACTCTTTTATTTGGATAGTATGGATACTTTCCTTCCTGTGGTTTCATATATCCACACCCAATCAACCAATCCATAGTCATTGGTGTTGGGCGAATTTGATCCCATAAAGGACCCTTGGCGCACATTTCTATCTTTTCAGCAGTTACATTCGATTGTTCTTCTGCCCAGTTTGCGTCTGCCTCCCAAGGAATAGCACGACTTTGCATCATTGACTCATAAGTTAATCTAGTATTTTTCATAATCCAAGCAGGAATTTCACTATCCTGATGCACTTGAGCCATAAAGGATGTTTGCAATCCACCACCCATACAATCCTGAACAACATGCCATCCTTCGTGTCTCAGTGTTCCTAAAAACTCTCTTGGATCTTTAAGAAGAGTTTCATTAACAAAGAAACGGTTGTAGTTTGGTTTATACAATCCTACTGTCCTTGGAGTAAAATATCTTTCTGGTGCAACATAAACTGGAACATTTACACTATCAAGAGCGATAATAATCCTTTTCAATTCCTCTCTGAATGGATCAAAGTCTGGTTTTTTTAGTAATTCAGAATCCACTGAAAGTTTTTCTACACCTTCAGTACATTCCAAAAGAATCATACAACCCATTGCCTCTGCACTATAAGGTCTTACTGTTGGTTGTGTTCTTAACAACTTATCAGCATATACTGGACCAACTAAAGTTAATGATAAACCAATTGTTGCTAGGATTTTTTTCATTCATCCCACCATCCTTCTTGTTTATGAATCCAGACTTTCAAATCTTTTACATACTTTCTCAAGATCTGGGCCTGTTCTTCATGCCAAAAATCACCCGTCTCCATAAAAAGACGGGTGTGATTATCTATAGCTTTCAATATTTGGTGGATTGGAGCGTTCCAACACTCCCTCTTTGGAGTGTTCCATTCTCTTGGCATTTGTATTCAACTGTATAAAGTTGTCCTTTATGTATAAAATCAACCGCACATAAATTAGGTCCAATTATAATATTACCAGCAATTAAAATTTCTAGTAACATTATTTTTTCTTGCCTCCATTTTTTGCTTTATTGGCATTGGCGTTTCCAGAGTTCTGCTTTTTATTATTAGCAGAACCTGCTCCACCTTTCTTAGCTTTGTTTGCTGACTTTGCCATTATGCTCCTGTACGTGGTTGAACTTGACCTTCAAGAACTTCTACTCTTTCTTCAAGAGATTGCTCTGAAGTGGTTACTTCAGGTGCTGGTGGTTCTGGAGGTGCTTCTACAAACTCTTCTCTTTTTGGTTCTCCTTTCTTTTCGTCTTCTTCATCTCCACCTTTCTTCATAGTATTAATACCAAAAGTGGCGGCAGATGCAGTGAAAACTGTTGCAATAAATGTTGGGTCCATCTTAGATAGAGTACCAGCATAACTTGCAGTCAGAAGAGCAGCAGACCAACCCAAAATACATATACGAATTAATTGTCCCATAGCATTTTCGTTTTTCTTGTTAGTCATTGTAGTTTAGTGTGTGAAGTTAACTTTTTTTCCAAGCTTCACCTTCTGCTTTTCTTCTACGAGCAAGACCTGCTTCTACATTTGAACCAGGATTTCTGTAAAGATAAAGCGCATCAGGAACCATATCCCACTCTTTATTCTTCAGGCGTTTAGTAATAGTATTAAAGTTATCACCACCGTAAAAACCGGCACCAAGATTATAAGCAAAGCTGAGCAGAGCGCCTCTTTTTCCATCAGACATTTCATTCCAGTGTGGGATTTTGCGAAGTGCAGGAAGAAATTCATTCTTACACTGTTCAATAAGAAGTGAATCTGCTTCTTGTTGAGTCAAAGTATCACCAAGTTTAAAGTGAGATCCATCCTTCTTACGGGTTGAACCCCAACCAATTGTGATTGGAAGTCCACCTGTGAGAGGATCAGGATATGCATTTAAATGACATCCTTCAAACTCTTTGATGAGTTTTAGACCCATCATAGGCATATCATCACCACCTGCTACAGTAGCGGCAGCAGTTGGTGCTGATGCTGGTGCCGCATTACCCTTTTTTCCCCTATAAATCTCCGCCCAATCAATATTATCTTCTAGATACTTGACTGGGAGGTTATCTTCCAACCACTGAACTGCTTTGACGTGGTTAGGGTTCTTCTCGTCATAAAACTTGAAGAAGTTATGTAGATCGATTCTTGCCATTGTTGTCTCCGAAATACCGTTGATAAAGTTCGTTTGCTTCTAGGTGCCTACCATTATTTGTAAGATCTTTGATCACTTTAAGCATCTTTCTTTTAAAATTAATCGAAGATTCTGCCCCATCCATCGTTACCTCCTGGGCACCAACGATGCTTAAGAACTGCTTTTGTGTAAATAGTCTTCTTACCGTTTGTAACTGGACCAGTATAGTTATCGTTCAATGAACCATAGGGGTCATTGATATAATATCCTTTACCATCTGGAGTCTTACCAATTACAACACACATGTGCCCACCAGTAGGTGCAGATAAAGAACCCCTGTGCAAGATACCAATAACAACAGGTTTCCCAGCATCAAGACTCTTATCAATGTCAGCAAAAGAAAGATTGTAACTAAAGTGTGACTTAATTCCATAACCTGCGAGAACTTTCGTTTGTACCGCATGGTCAGTAGTATCGCCAATTGCAAATACTTTCTTAACATACTCGTCATCACCTTTAATGCTTCCTGGCTTGAGGAAAGCAAGGCACATAGCACATGACGAACTGTTACAAGTTCTTTGTGCATCTCTGTAATTGTCTACTTGATTGAAGTAAGGAACATTCAGAACTGCTGGTGTAGGTGGCTTAGTTCTAAAAATTCCAATCCAATCTGCTTCTGAATCATCAAGGAATTGAGCAGGAAGATTGTCTTCTAACCACTGAACTGCTGCTACATGATTTGAATTATTATCGTCGTAAAATTTGAAAAAGTTATGAAGATCTAAGGTCATCATTCTCTCCTAAGTACTCTAATGAATAGATATCATGATCTGAAATATTCGGATTCAACCATTCACTAAACTCAGATTGAATCGCATGGGCATTTTCAATATCTTTTTCAGATAAAGTATGAATACGATCAATTGCCCAATCATGTGTATTCCGAAGAGTTTGTTCCAAAGTTGCCATAATCTTTTCGCATGTAGCGACCTAGAATATTGCTATTGTAGTACGCTGGTCCCCCATCGTCAAGAGACTCTTTCAACACATTATTTAGGAAAAGTTGTTTTGTTTCTTCATAGTTACAGTCACCTTTTGTGTTATGAAGACTTAATATTTCTCTACTGAAGATCTCTTTTCCATACTTTTTAATATCTTCTTTTAATTCCGGACAAGAACCATAATACTTTTTCCAATCTGATTCTTGTTTTATTCTTCTCTTTTTTCCTGGAGGAGTTCTATAAGACCACAGATACTTTCTTCCAATATATTTTTTACCGGTGGTCTTATTGGTAATCAAATAAACAAAACCAAAGTAATCCCCAATATTATCAGTCTCAAAAACTTGGCTTTTATACAACCAAGGATTCTCATAGCTCATATCATAATCTTATAGAGCTATTATTTATCTTCAAAGGAGACAAACCTATTCTAGGTATATTCCAATGGTTTTGTCAAGCCCTTGATAAATATCTAATAAAGACTTATAATAATGACAGTTTACGTCAGAAATTTTGTAATTAATCAAGGTGTTGATTTTTCACAAAATTTGAATTTTGAATCAACTTCAGATGTGCCAATAGTTTTGTCTGGATATGCAGCTTCTTCATATATTAGAAAACATCCGGAATCTAGAAATATTGTCGCTGGGTTTGGAATAAGTTTTAGCAACCCATCCGCTGGAGAGTTAACATTATCTTTGGGATCTACTATAACAACAAATATTAAAGAAGGAAGATATGTCTATGATGTTGTCCTCAAAAATAATACAACTGGAAAAAAATCTGTAATTATGGAAGGTATGATTTTTGTAAGATCTGGAATCACCGCATAAGAAAAAATGGCAATTTACATATCAAATCTTGTAGTATACACCGACGTAGATTTTGAACAAACATTTGAACTAACAAATGTTGATAATTCCCCTCTTAATCTTGTTGGATATACTGCTTCATCAAAAATAAAGAAGAATAGCGATTCCGATTCTTCTGTATCATTTACTGTTTCTTTTCCGAATCAAGAAACTGGAGAAGTTAAAGTAGCATTGGCAGCAACACAAACATCACAAATAAAACCTGGAGTCTATCAATACGACTTAGTATTGATAAAATCAGGTATTAAAACGAGAGCAGTTGAAGGGGAAGTATTTGTTAAAAAGGCAATAACTAGATAATAAAAAAGGGAGAAATTGCCCTCCCTAATATGCAAATTAAAATCAATTTTTTGGTTTTCTATTTGGATTTGGCATATTTGCAGTTCCTGGTCTATCAGTTTTAGACCCTCTACCAGCCCTTCCACCACGTCTTGGTTGCTCACTATGTTGAGGAGTTCCCTCACCATATTGTGAATCTACACCGTGCTCTGTTCTAGATTTTGCTCTTCCTGCAATTTGATTCATGATTGATGCTTTTGATCTTGGATTTTTGAATCCAGGACCTTGAGGCTTATAAGTTGTTTTTGCCCCTGGTTCTTCTGCTTTTTCACTTGCTCTTCTTGCAAGTTTTTCAGTCGTTGTTTCTTCTACGATATTAGTAATCATTTCGACATCCATTTGTGACATAATATATTGAGCTTCGGAAATTGTTTCAGCCTGCTCAGTATCAAGCAAGTATTCCATAACTAAATCATAGATATCATTTTCACTATATTCATAATGTGCATTTTGAAGACTTGGCAATTTGGCGCCAGTTGCTTTTGGTTCTTGTCCTTTTGGATAAACTGGAGTTCCGCCACCCAGTCCAGAACCTGGTTTCATTTTTACTGACCCACCAACATTTTCATCAACATTTTCACCTTCTGGTTCATAAGACATTGTAAGCCCACCCTTTACAACTGATTTTAATGGTTTAGTGCCATGAGAGAACTCTCTGCTTCTTGGTTGAGTTACAGCAGAACCTGATGTTGCAGATCCTGCTGCTTTTGGAGATCCAGTAGATGCTGGTTTTGCACCATGAGTTAATTCAGGTCCTCTCATCCCTGCGGCATTTTGTGCAGATCTCTGTGTCGCCATCGTTGCTTTTATATTACCAAGAGATGGCTCTTCATTAATTGAAGATTCACCAAGTCTTTCAGCAGCTCTACCAGCAGCAGCACCTGCTTTACGTGCCTTCTGGGCAACTACACCAGCAGCGCCTGCTGCCTTACGGAGACCCCTTCCAAGCAGGCTCTTAACACCCTGCTTAACTTCTGCCTTCTTCGCTCTAGCAGCGTCTGTGACCGCTGTAACTGCCTTGCCAGGAGCACTTGCAACAGCACTAGCAGCTTTGCCAACTGCATGAAGAGCGCCACGTCCTGCTCTTCTTGCCTCATCCTTGGCGATTGAACCTGCAATTTCAACACCTGCCTTAATGCCCTTTGCCTTTGTTTTAACACGCTCTACAGCGCCTTTTACCGCTGCCTTACGTGCTGTTGCTTTTCTTCCACCAAGTCTTTCTTTTGCTCTTGCAGTTCTTTCTTCTGGACTCTCAGTATCGCTACCGTAAGTTACTTTTGCTTCTTCAAGTTCTTCGGCATCAAAATAGATTTCTGCCGCTTCTTGAATGGCATTAGTTGCTTCATCGAGAGTATATCCAAACTCTAAACATTCTTCTACTAGTTCTTCAACAATCTCTTCAATCATTTCAGAAGAAATATCATCGTCTTCTTGCTGATAAATTGATTGATATGATTTGTACAAATCTTTGATATCAGATGGGAGCATTTTCTTTATACTTATAGAGATTCCTACGAATATTTATAAAAAAAGAGGGTCCGAAGACCCTCAGTTTACATCATCAGTTTTTTTACCTAACCATTCTGTCTCATAGTCATAATCACCAAACAGAAATTCATCTGCTTCTGCTGCATTCTTATATGCGTTTATGATATCTTGTTCCACCCATTCATCATAATTGGAATCCTGAGAAAGTATCTTTGGTAACATCTTGTTTAATCCCACCTACTATGTATGATTCAACTTCCGTTTCCTGGGGTGCCACTTGAAGTCCCTTAGAAGAAATCCAATGCTCAGTCCAAGGAAGTGGATTATTCTTAGCAGGAATATCATAAAGTGGGCGAAGACCAATCGCCTTCATTCTACGATTAGCAATCCATTCAACATACTGCTGTAACAGTTTGTCATTCAAACCAATCATAGATCCATCCTTGAACAGATACTCTGCCCAAAGTTTTTCTTGATTGACAGCGTTCTCAAAGGTCTTGTAGACCCATTGCTCTTCTTCTTGTGAGATTTTCTTCATATCAGGATCATCACCTTCCTTCCACTTGTTAAGAATGTTTTGAGTGATGACAAGGTGCTGATTTTCATCTCTAGCAATTAGTGAGATGATTTTTGCACTTCCTTCCATAAGTTTGAGTTCGCCAAATGCAAAACTGCAAGCGAAACTGACATAAAAGCGAATACCTTCAAGAATATTAACGTTTGCAACTGCTCTGAAAAGTTTTCGTTTGAGTTCATACCTTTCTGCCTGGGCGTAGGGAACTTGTTCTTGGGCATGTTTCCAAAGTTCAGAAGTCCCATAATGTTGAGCACTATTAATGAAGTCATTATATGCCTCAGTTACACTGACAGCACGTTCCATAATACGATCCTCTTTTAAAATCGTATCAAAAACTTCAGATGGATCTGAATAGACATTCTTGATAATATAGGTGTATGAGCGGGAGTGGATCATCTCCATAAACTCCCAAACCTTCATACACGCCTCCAGTTCGGGAAGTGAACAGTATGGTGCAAATGCCATACCAGGTCCGCGACCCTGAACAGAGTCCAGCATCACCTGATACTTCAGGTTGCTGGTAAAAATGTGTTTTTGTTCGGGGCGAAGGGATTGATAATCTCCACGATCCTTTTGGAGGGAGACCTCCTCAGGTCTCCAGAAATATCCTAATTGCTGTGTTGTGAGTTTATCAAAGATTGGATACTTATAAGAATCATATCTCTGAATTCCAAGCGGTTGACCAAAAAACATTGGTTGTTTCTTAGTATCAACTTCTTCGGAGTTGAAAACTGTCATTTGATTGATCACTTTTCTATCCTCTAAACTTGTTTTAAAACTAAAAGTCATAATTTTTCTCTTCTAAACTAACCAACACTGTTATATTTAATAAACTTAGATTGTACAACTTTCACAACTTTCTTCGTCAGAACTCATAATATCATCAAGAAGAGATTGTAGTTCTTGTTTTGGTTCTTCAACTACTTCATCAGTTTTATGGTCATAAGTATTTTGATAATATGCTGTTTTGTGTCCCAGACGATAAGTTTCAAGCATATCGTGTGCCATTACACTAACAGGAACTTCATTATCTGGGTAATTTTCTGGATTATAGGACCAGTTTCCAGAAATCGCTTGATCGAAGAATTTTTGCATAACAGCAACAATATGAATATACCCACGATTGCTAGGCATATCCCACAGAAGCGTATAATTGTTCTTAAGCGTTTGATACTGTGGAACAATCTGCTTGAGTGGACCCTTCTTCGACTTCTTAATGGACAAGTATCCGCGAGGTGGTTCGATTCCGTTGGTTGCATTTGACACAACGGAACTGCTCTCCGAAGGCATCTGTGCGGACAACGTGCTGTTCCGTACTCCGTACTGCTTGACCCGCTCACGAAGCGATTCCCAATCATACTTAAGTTCGTTAGGTACAATTTCGTCCACATCTCTCTTGTAAGTATCTATAGGGAGAATGCCATTACCGTATTTGGTTCTATGTGAATATTCACATGCACCCTTTTCTTTGGCAAGATCAACAGTTGCTTGAATCAGATAATATTGAAATGCCTCAGTCAGATCATGAACCAGTTTCCATGCACCAGGATCATCATAATGCTCCCCGTGCTTGGCGAGATAGTGTGCCAGACCAATAAAACCTACCCCAAGTGAACGACGTGCCCTCGTGGCGATTTCTGCTGCTTTGACGGGATATCCTTGAAAATCAATGAGTTCATCAAGACTCCTAACAGCAAGATCGCAAAGAACTTCAAGATCTTCGTGATCCCTAATTTTTCCAACGTTAATAGCACTAAGAATACAGAGAGCAATTTCCCCATCAGTATCATCAATATGTTGAAGTGGTTTGGTTGGCAGAGTAATTTCTTGACAAAGATTACTCATCTCAACCTTATCCAAGAAGGAAGAGTGGGAATTACAGTGGTCAATATTCATAATGTAAATACGACCAGTTTCCGCACGTTCTTTCAGGAGGTCCAGAAAGAGTTCTTGAGCTCCGATAGTTTTTCTAGGAATAGACTCATTTCGTTCTGCATCAACATACAAATCGTCAAATCTATCAGTCCCAAAAGCATCATACAGACCAGGAACGTCGTGTGGAGAGAAGAGAGAGACTTCTCCGTTTTGAATGAATCGTTCATAGAATAGTTTGGAGATTTGAATACTGTAGTCTAACTTACGAACACGGTTATCTTCGGTTCCTTTGTTATTTTTTAATACTAGGATATCTTCTATCTCTTGGTGCCAGATTGGAAAGTGGACAGTTGCTGATCCACCTCTGATGCCATTCTGAGTGCAGCATCGGACAGTTGCTTCAAACTTCTTGAGGAAAGGGACAACGCCCGTATGCTGTACTTCTCCGCCTCTGATTTTAGCGTTGATGCCACGGATTCTACCTGCGTTGATACCGATACCCGCCCTTTGTGCAACATATCTGCCAATAGCCATATCGCTAGTAAAGATACTATCGAGGGTGTCATCAACGTCAACAAGAACACAACTAGCATATTGTCTAAGTGGTGTTCGCACTCCCGCCATGATGGGGGTTGGAATGTTGATTCGGTGTCTTGAGATTGCGTCATAGTACTTTTTAACGTAGTCTAAACGTGTTTCCTTTGGATATTTGGAGAAGATAGTCGCTGCAATCAAAAGGTACATAAACTGTGGAGTTTCGTAAAGTACTCCAGTGCTTCTGTCTTGCACTAGGTACTTATCAACGACTTGACGTAACCCTGCATAAGTGAACAGATAGTCACGACTATGATCAATAAACGATTGAAGTTTATCAAACTCTTCATCAGAATACAATGAGATAATTTCTGAGTCATATACACCCCTACCCACACAACGCTCTACGTGCTTCTTTACGGTAGGGCATTCATACATTCCACCAAACAGTTGCTTGCGAAGGGCAAACAACAAAAGACGGGCGGCAACGAACTGATAATTGGGATGCTCCAGATCAATCAGGTCAGAAGCAGAACGAATCAGAATCTCTTGAATCTCTGCGGTTGTAATGCCGTCATAAAATTGAATACCAGACTGCATCTCAACCTGTGATGCAGAAACATTTGCGAGGTCCTTACACGCCTCTTCTACCATGATATGAAGTTTATTTAAATCAAGAGGTTCAGTTTTACCGTTCCTTTTGACGACTTTCGTTCCGTTGCTCATATTTTTTTCCAGTTGTTAAACTTAATTTTTGCTTCTAAACCTGTGTATGTATTTGATTTTAACACATTCATAACATTAAGTCCAGCGAGCACCATATCATTAATATCTTTTTGCTCGATGGTTGTTGGCCAAATAATTACCTTTTCACCTCTATTGATGGTTTTTTCGATTCTGATGACGATTTCTCGATTACGTGGTTCGTTATCAAAAACGTAAATATAATCGCCCCAACCAAACGACCCAATATCAACGTCGGACCCACACATAGCAACAGCATTTTGTACAAACGTGGAGTCGAAGGGTCCTTCAACGATGTAAATGGGTTTCGAAGAATCCACTTGATCAAGACCATAAATTTTTGGTGCATCATCAGAAAGCATCACGGTAATATATTTAACAGGGTTAGGACCGAGTGCTCTTCCCTGAAAACCAATCAAGTTATTTTCAGTATCATACATTGGTATAATAATGCGACTCTCATCTCTACCAACAGTACTGAATGTAATCTTTTGAGTATTTGTCCACTCTTTAAATTTGTGAGCAAAATAAAACTTTTCAGGATTAAGTTTTCTATTTTCTAGATATTGTTTAGAAATAGGATTCTCAGATGCTTTGGGAAGATCTAACTTTTTTTTAAAAGATGGTTTTGTAAACTCAAACTTCGGTTCTTCAACCACAAAATTTTTGCCAGTATGTCCTTCTTTAAACTTCTCCAAAGTATATTGTTTATGAAGATTCAGATCTATTTCTTTGAGAAAGTTATTGAATGATAAACTGGCACCACAGTTATGACACTTGAAATTGGTATTATTTTTTACGGTGTAAATATAACCTCTTGTCTTATTTTTGTTTTTTTGAGAATCGCCACAAATAGGACAACGAAAATTGTAGAGATCCGATTTGACCCTTTTAAATTTTTGTAGACGCGAAGATACTAATCCAATGTACTTAGAATCAACAAAATCCATTATGAAGGGTGCTTATTTCAGTCTTTCTACTGTAGCAGGTGAAATACGAGGTGTCAAGAGATTAAGTGCAGGTGGAGCAAATTTAATAAAAATGGCAAGTACTGCTAAACCACCCAGTACTTGCCATCTGAATTTTGAAATACTTTCTACTTTTTCTTCTACCTTTTCTATTCTTTCACTTAATTTTTCACTTATTTGATCATGCTGCTCTTTTGATGATACTTTGATATCTTCAATCATCTTTACAATAATATTGTCTGTTCGATTACACTGCTCAATCTTTTCATTATGAATGGCAAGCATTTGACTAATATTTTGACTTGTCTCTCCTATCTTCTGAATTGCAGTATCAATGCGTTCCATCATCTGCTCATAAACATTGATACGCTCTTCAAGTAGTGCTATTTTTGTTTCGGTGGATGATGGGAACATTGTTTTATTGTCGTGGTTTTCTTCTTTGCATTTTAGCAAGATCTTTAAAGAAAGGATTCCAATTTCTTCTTCTTCCTCTTCTCAAATCAACTGGGGGGTCATCCCCTGCTTCTTGTGTTCCAGCAATTTGTCCAGAACCCAAGGTCATTCCACCTTCTTCTTTTAAAATTTTAATAATAGAAATTACTTTATCAATATCCATTAAATTTCTTGTAGTTGTTTTAAACAATTTTCATCATATTCAATATTATTAATATCTCGACTAATAGGATATTCTGGAATCCTATTTAAAAATATTAAAAAACTTTTTATGATTGACCACAAATCTTTTTCTAAATTATAAAACAGTAATGGAATAGTAGCTTCATTAAAAACATTAAATAAAACAATTAAATGGTTAAGAATTAAATGGGACTTTAGAACGCCAGTATTTTTATATCTTTTTATCAATCTTTTTACATACTTAATTCTTTTCAAGTCGTCTTCAAAATCTTCCCTAGTAACAGACTGAGGATTATCATAGAATTTTATCGCAAAGAGCATATAATTGCTCTCATTCAATTCATCAAATCTCATATATTATCAACTATCTGGATATCTAGAGTCGTCAGCAGCGTCACCAGTAATCATACTTCCAGCAACAAGAGTTTCTGTCTTAACTCTCAGATTTCCGTGCATATCATTATAAGTTGTAACTCCAACCCATCCAGCATGAGCAGGTGCATACTTACGTGCATTACCTGCTGCTGCATTTGCAACTGCTTGCTCGGTGGTATCTACACCAAATACCGCAGAAAATCTATTTGATTTTACATCTGGTGCAAAATACTGACCATCTTCTAAAGTATATTTTGGTTTTTGAGTTATAGTGTAAGCAACTCCAACAGTTGCTCCAAAACCAACGGTTCCTATTCCGGTGATGAATTGGGTTGAACCAATTGATAGTATAGTAGCAGAAGTTATTCCACTAATTACTGCTTGACCGTAAGTAGCTCCAATACCAATTACAAGAATATCTCCGGTAGAAATACCAGCGGTTACAAAAGTTGTGCCACTACCGGTTACCGTTTCCGTAGCAAGATTGATTGTTATAGTTCCAGTAAGACCCGTGCTTAAAGAATCTTTATTGCCCCAAAGAGACATGTTTTCTACCTATAATTTCTTTATATTGATATTTATAAAAAAAGGAGACCTTTACTTTTTGTCTCCTTTGCGTAAAACAACTCTTAAAAAATGTGTTGTTAAATCTAGTAATCCATTTTCTTCAAATCTTTTTGTTTTTGCCAACCACTCAGAGGCAGTTAGTAATAGACCGAGAACAATGGTTACTCCCCAATTAGTTACAAAACAAGTAATCATGTTTGTGGTTTAAAGAGGTTATCCTTAACCAATTCATAAACAACATCATCAATGCTATTGTCCGTTGACTTAACATACTTGGCAAGCAACTCAAGAACTAAGTTCTTAACCGCCGGATGTGTTGCAATTTGAATAAGAAGTGGTTTTACCACTGCTACTACTGCGCCCATGATGACCTCCGTATAGAGAGTATCCTGTCCTATTTATCTGTATCTACGTCTTTTGTTTGCTGGATTGTGTGATGATCTTGCCCAGTCTGAATCAGACATAGATCCATATCTTGGATCATCTGACACTGAAGGTCTACGTCTTACTGGCCTTTGACTTCTTGATCTCCAATCACCTGCTTCTCTTGCTCTATTATTATTAGTGTCCTCATCACCTTCATAAACTAATTCACCTTCCGGTTCATAAGACATGTTAAGACCTCTTGCCCTTAAAGCATTTTTTACAAGATTAATTTTTGTTTTCAAAGGTCTTGTATCTTCTTTTTTCTGATCATCACATCCACATTCTGCGGATTCTTTTTGAACCTTTTCTGGAAGACCTTCATGTGATGTTGATGCAAAATCACGAAGTTGTTTTTCTGTCATGGAATCATACATTTCACGGGCAGCGCCTTTTAATTTTGAAGGGTCTGTTTTACCTCTTTTTGCAGAAAGAGCTGCACCAGCTGCTTGCTGTTGATTAACGCTTACTGACATTTCAAGAACAGTTTCTTCACTTACTTCTGGACCAACAGTAACACAACTTTTATTATCTTTTTTTATATCAATTATTCTATCTTTTTTAGTTTTTCCCTCTACTTCAAAGAGATATTCAAATGCTTCTTTACGAACTTTTTTTTTACCACCCATTTGATCATTACCAGTGGCTCCAGCAATAACATCACCACGAGTTACTCTGTTATATGGGGGATAATTATTGGCAAGATTTCCGTCATTCTTCAATCCTTTACCAGACTTAACTTTTGCAGTATTTTCACCTTTTGTCTTTTCTTCATCAGAATCCCTATCATATTCTGTCATTTCAACAGAAGAAATATTTGGATTTGCACGAAGTTCTGAAATTTTCGAACGAGTTGCATCGCGAGTATAGGTATTTCCAGTTTTCTTATCAGTTACTCTAATATGATACAGTCTTTCACCTTCCTTATTTACTTTAGTGTAAAGTTCTTGTAGATATTCATTCTCAACGTCAACCTCTTCATTAGTAACACCTTCAACAAAAACTTTATTGAGAGCCACAAGTAATGATTCCTTTACAATATCGCTGACTTCAAACTGTTCTGCAGATACTGTTGGTTGAGGCATAAGTTTTTTTATTGCAATTGCCTTAACTGCAGAAGGTGCAGGAGATGACTTAAGTTTTTGCTGATATTTTTGAGCAACTTGAGCAGGATTTAAATTGGTGTTTGGACCTAATTCCTTTTTAACTTTATATTTTACATCAGAAACAAGTTGTGATGCTGCCTTTTCAATATCACTGTCGCCAGCGGCATGACCGCGATGAGGAGCAACTCTTTCATTTTCCTCAAAAAATTTCTTATTCATTGGGAGATTTTTTTAATTACTTACTTTTCCTATACTTATTTATGAAATTCAATCCAAAATTCTTTTGACCAAAAGCTAAATTTTCTTTATCAAGTTCTGAACCAGGTGTTTGTTGTGCGACGTATTTTAAATATCCAACTGTACCAACTAATGTATTTGGTTTTCCAGGAAGTCTCATTTTACTATTTACAGATTTTTCTTGATAAGATTCCTTTACATCTTTAATCCAAGACTTAAACATAATGTTATCTTCAGTTACACAAATAAGATAATTAGTTCCTCTGCGAATAATTTTTCCAACCAATCCCGTATTTAAATTTTCAACTAATTCACCTACTTGATATATTCTTTCATGAATATAATTTTCTCTAAGATTTTTCCAGTCAAGTTTTGGTGCTATTTTCCAAACTTCAACAACCTCGTCTTGAATTCCCATTGATTGACGAACAGTATTAAAAATATCACGAATTTCTTTTGGTCTCATTTCTGCAGGCATTCCAGAGCGAAAAGTTTTAAAGTCATTTTCTGCAGCAGCAAGTCTCATTCTTGAAGCAGAAAAGTCTTCAGCTTTATCAGAATCTGCGTCCTTTTCACCAATTGGCATTACTTCTATAGTATCAAATTGATAAAGATTACCATTATAACCATTAGTCAATTTTTCAAATTCTTTTACTCTATTAGGTCCACCAATAATTCTTACATTTGCATATCCGTCATTATGTGCTTTTTTAAGAACATCAAAAATAGTACTTGTATTTGAATCATTTACTATTCTCTCACTATGCTGTGGAAACATTTTTCTCATTATTGATACTTTTGTATCCACATCCAATGGATCTTTATTTTTGTCCTGAGTTCTTGAAGGAACAATTACATAATCACTACCCTCAGATTCTGCCGAACTAGCAGCAGTATCCATTAATTGAAGATGACCAGCATGAGGAGGATTAAATCTTCCGTATGCAATGGTTAGAGTTCCTTTTGTTTTTTCTACAGGAAGATAATTTGTTGGAGTTGTCTCTTGAGGAACTGTTGTTTGTTCTGGAGAGGATCCCTGAGTAGATTGTTGCTGAACTTGAGAGTTAGACGAATCGGTTGAAAAATAAGAAAGATTTTTTTCTTTTTCTGATTGTGGAGAATCTTTCTCTCCTACTTTCTGGCGTTTGTTATAAAACTTTAATTCGCCATTTACCGTTTTTGCTACGAATTCTCCATTTTTATACCAACCACCATGTTGGTCTGTATCCAAACCCATACGTTTAGCCTGTTGAATCGCTTTAGATTCTTGTGCTTCGGATAAAAATTGAAAAAATTTTTTCATTACTTATTTTTACAGATTTTAGAGATTATTTCCTTTTCGTTTACTGCTATGTATCTCAGAACATTTAATTTGATCTTTTTATATTTATTCTTTGACTTTTCTATCCTACAAGAATTAATTTTATCTTCAAAAGTATCATTAACATATAATAAAAAGTCTTTATATCTAGAGTTTGTATTTTTTGATTTACTCTCAAATGTTTTGATAATATCTAAAATAATAGAGTTCATAATTAACTAATCTGAAATCCCATTTTATCACCAGTTCTTGTCGGAGAACTATTTGATGATCTTAAATAAAGTCTCCTTACAGCAGAAGATCCTCCACCAGAAGATGCGGTAATAGTTGGAATTCCTGTTCTGGCATTTATAGTAGTCTTAACATAAATTATTCTCGATTCATTCAAATACACATTAAATATTTTTCTAAGATTTTGATTTAACATACCAACTTTAGATTCACTTTCAATTAACTGTTCACATTTATACCTAACTTGTCCATATGTAACTCTTTTTCTTCCAGAAAAATATCTTTTTAAAAATGGTTTCCAAGATTCATAATCGACTATTATACTCGATCCTTTTTTATTTCTAGGAGCATAATTTGTTTCCATATCTGAAATTGCAGCATTAGTCAATTCAACTCTAGTTTGTAGAAGTTGCCATCCATAAAAAGGACCTTGCTTAATACTATAATTTGATAATATTTTCAATAATTTATAAGATTCAGACATTAATAAAGCACTTGATAAATTATCTTGAACTACAGGAATTACATACTGCGGTTTAACTTGATTAGAAACTCCTTTTCCCGATTTAGCGGATATTAAATGTTCTGTTGTTCCAATTATGAGTTTATAATCATAAACTGATTGTCCAGAAGACGGAATATAAATTTTAGGTGAAGTAAGTCCTACTGTTGGTACTATTTGATTTAATATTCCTCTTTTCACACAAGCTATAGGTCCGAGTACCTCTCCAAAATCTTTCATTAACGGTCCCCAAGGGAATCCAGTCATCTTAATGCCTTCATAATCATGAGATCCTGTTTTTACATAGTTTAAAAGTTGGTGTAGATAATCAAACAACTCTCCGTCAATATCATTTCTCAAATTCAACGAATTTATAACTGAATTGTAATAAGTTGTGGCAGAAGCATAAGTTTGACTTTCTAATCCAAAAGAACCTGGATTTAAAGAAATATAAGACCTATCAGTTTTCTTAGGTTTTATTAAATTATCAATATTAATATAATAAATGTCGTCTCTATTAGGTAACTTAATTGCCGCTCTAGTATGAGATTTAGTTTCAGAATCAATATAAGTTATTTGAGTTCCTTCATTTAAATTGCCAATTCTAGAAAAAGTATTATTTTTATTTTTTCTATAGTAAGCAGAAGATGATTTTTTCACAGTAGATTGGTGATCACTACCTTTCCAATTTCTATTCCAATTATCAACTCCGTAACTTGCCATTTTTATTTTTATTTAGTGCCCGTGAGAAGATTTGAACTTCCACTGTATGGATTCTAAGTCCACCCTCTCTACCGTTGGAGTACACGGGCAAATGGAGAATAGGAGAATCGAACTCCTAATAAGTGCTTGCAAAGCACCCGTTATACCGTTTAACTAATTCCCCAGTAAAACCCCGAAGGGTCACACATCAACACCCATAATATGAGCAAAATTGCAATCAATTTCCGCAATTACTGTGCGAATATTTAAAATTCTTTCTGGGGTATACTCGTCACTATATCCTTTTTGAGAATCAAAAAGAACTTGACGTACTGCTCCAGCAGTAGAAAGATCCATTTTAATTGTCACTTGTTTTTGTTTAGTCATCGATCATCAGCAGCACGGTTTTCGGAGAAATAAACATCAAACGCACCTTCAGGATAACGCTTGAGAAGTTTTTGTACATTACGAGCAACTACATCATCAATACTAACACCAAGTGCCATACATGCCTGAGCAACGTACCACATAATATCACCCAGTTCAATAATCAGGTGCTCGCGGTTGTCTTCGTTATAGGGTTTACCTTGGAAGATCATTTTCTTCACAATCTCCATAAACTCACCACCTTCAGCATTAATGCCAACAGAGGCAGTCAGAAGTCGTTCAATATTTGCACCCTTTTCATCCAGTTCAACCAAACGGTCAGAAAGAGCAAGAAAGTCTTTGGATGCGTCAGAAGTTACGGCATCCACAAACTCAGCATACTTATCAAAATTAACGTGTTTAGCAGTTTCCATTAAAATTTAAATCCTTCAAACGATTTTTTAGGTTTCTTGTCTTCATAATCATTATACTCATCATCCTGCCCACTGTCAAGTATCTTGATAGTCCATCCCTTATAAGTTTTTCTTTCTCCTCTCAAAATACGACTAAAATAACTTTGGGAAAAATTGTTATCTCTACAAAATTTTGCTAGATTTTTAATTACCAAAATAGTTCCATCTTCTTTTTTTAATTCGTAAGTATTTTTTGAATGTGATTGAGAAATTTTTTCTTTACAACTTTTAGTAAGTTTTCTACCAGTTCTATATGCGATCATTTTATCAACTGTTTCTCTTGATAAAACTTTTCCTTTATGTGCTTTACTTAACTTTTGCTTATGCTCCTCGCTCAAAGGTCTTCCAATTAATTTTTTTCTTCTTTTTTCTATAGAACTTTTAGATTGTTTAAATCCTCTTGCACATTTACCACCTTCTTTAATATTAAATCCATTATCTATAGAATCATAATATTTTATCCAATATTGTTCTCTTTCATCTAATAAATTTTTATCTTCTATTTCTTCAACTACACCATAAACAAAATCATATTTACTATATTTTTGAATTTCCCTGCTAATTTTAGTTTCATTTATAGTTCTAAAATGACGCAAAACTCTTCTCTGCATTTTTTCAATAGTTTGCCCTATGTATTTTTTACCAGTAGATAAACTATGAATACAGTAAATAATTGCCATTAGAATTTAAATCCATCAAATGATTTTTTTATTTTTGGTTCATCGTCATAAACAAAATCTTTATCTTTACCAGAATCTAAAATATCCTTCTGAGCGGTTTGCTCACAATCATAAAGACGCATTTTTGCTCTATCAATTCCTAACACGAACCTCTTATATTTATCAGTTGAAGAATATCGGTTTTTCAGTTGTTTCACCATAATCTGTCCCAATTGCTCCAACTCTTCGGTGCTAATAAGAGCAAACATAAGATCAGCAGTGGCAGGGAGACCGAATGACTCACTTGTATCAGTTAATTCTGGATCAGATGAACCAAATCCACTCCTAGTGGTCTGGGTAGCAGAGACAATGGGAACATTGAATTCCACTGCCAATCCACGTAACTCTTCTGCAATTGACTTAATGTACGAATAAGAATTGATAGAACTATTTGCCTTATGCCTACTGGAAGCACAAATATTGAGGTAATCAATGAAAATAATATCAGGTTGAAATGATTTCTTAAGAGCAAGTTCATTGAGAAGTGCCTTGAAGTGACCAGAATGTGCAGAAGCGGTTGGATATTCCTTAATAATTAAAGATCCCTGTGTCTTTTTTACAATACCATTTACTTTATTTTCAAATGTTGAACGCGGAAGATCAATTAATTGTTGAATTGGCACATTCAAAAGGTTTGCGTCAATTCTTTCAGCAATGCGTTCTTCTGCCATTTCCAACGTAATGTACAGAACGTTCCGTCCTTGGAGCAAGACGGAGCTAGCCACATGGCACATGAATAAACTTTTCCCGACGCCCGTACCAGCAAGAGCGATGTTAAGAGTTTTGTTAGGGAGACCACCTTTTGTGATTTTGTTAAAGTATTCGAGATCAAATTCAATTTTGTCTTCTTTTCTGTGGTAAAACTCATATCGTTCCTCATAGTTATTTAAATAATCGTGCCCAATATTATTATCAAAAGATACTGCAAGAGCATCGGAAAGAATGTTTGGAATCGCATCACGATTCTTTTTATCATTATTTCCATCGGCAATATGGATAGATTCCATAAGTGCCAGGTAAATAGCACGATCACGACACCACTTTTCGGTAGTATCAAGTAACCATTGCTTATCAACTAGATTATCATTTAAAGAACCATTAATATCTCTGATTTCTTTAATCTGATCTTCGGTTAAATCAGTTCGATTTTCTACCTCAATATTGAGTGCTTCAATGGTGATTGCCGAACCATACTTAACAATGAATTGAACAATCTCTTCAAAAATGACCTTTTCGGTCTTTTGCTCAAAATAATCTGGTTGTATGAAAGGAATAACTTTGCGTGAGTAATCTTCATTAAATACTAAATTTCTGAGAATAGTTGTCTCAATTCGTTCCATTATATGCTAGTTGGGGTAAGAGAAATTGTTTAACTCTGGGAAGATCAAATATAATCTGAGGTAAATTTTCTAGTGGATATTGTTTGATAATCATACCAATATTTCCACTAGGGCATATTTCACCTTCACTAAAATTATATTCTAACAAAAAGTTTTCCATTTCAACGTTTGAATAGTTACTATATTTTAAAGTATCGATTTCCTGATTATAATGGCAAAAAGATTTTGACTTTAATATTCTATTTTGATTTGATCCCATCCAAGAAAAATGCCAACCAACGTCTTTAATTCTATCATCACCAGAATAAACCCACCTAATAAGATAATCGTATACACCACCACGAATCGCACTTAAACTCATATTTTTAAGTTGATTCTTATTGCAGAAAAATAATGAATATCTCCACTCAGCGGGAATATCCGGAGAATCTGAACAATATAACCTGCAATTACACTTACCTTCCAAATATACTAAATCTGCTTTAAAAATGAACTGAGGATTATCATAACATGCTTTTTTGTAAGTATCAATATATTTTGGATTTATAATTTCATCACAATCACTAATTATAAAAATAGTTTCTTCTGAAAAATTATTTGTATCTAAACATTTAGATATTACGTCTCTTTGAAATCTTTCTCTTGAAGTTTTTTGACTTGTATTTAAAAAATGTTCATCGTAAAAATCACAATCTGGCAAACATTCTTCAGATAAGTCTACTTCTATTACTTCTATTTTTTCAGATGGTAATTTTAATTCTGATATTGTTTTTTTTAAAGTATACTCTTTTTTATTACCACTATGAGTATAATTAGCGTCAACTATGACAAATTTATCTACATAATCTTTTAAGAGATTAATTCTCAATTCTAATAATTCCTTTTCATTAAAGTATGGAAAGCAATCTACTATATTATGCACTTTATGTCCCATAAGAAAATTGTAGTTTAGCGGCAGCATCAAGTTGCTGCATTACTTCTTCGGTAAAATACTGATCAGGATTCTTTAAAATTTCTTTACCATAAATTTTCTTGCCGTTGATCTCATATCGACCAGCGACATTTTTCCACATTCCTGCGATTTCACCAAGTTCAAGTAATCCATAATATCGATCAAGACCTCGTTCATCATAAAATAATCGAACTTCTACATCTTTGTTTTCTTTGCTCAAACGCGACTTAGCAGTCTTTGCCTTAATAATGTTTCCAATAACTTCAGTTCCATCTTTTTCTTTTTTCTTACTAAGATATATGATAGTAGAAGCGGCATACTTAAGACCACTACCACCCCCCATCTCCTTAGTAGGAACATAAGCACCGATAACATCATAAGTGTGATTGGTTACAATCATTGGAATTTTCGCTTGACCAAGTTTCAAGGTAAGCATACGGAATGCACCTTTAATCAGTTGTGATTTGGTCATGTCCCGAACTTCTTTATCATTCAGAGCATCATTAATCTCCTTACTCGTTGAAAGCATTCCCAAAGAGTCTAGCACAAAAATGCAGGGTTTTCGTTCTGCTTCTGGTTTTTTCATATACATATCTACTGCTTTGAGCGCAGTTCCACGAAACTCTTCAACAGTAACCACATTAACAACCACAAGACGAGAAGTATCAATTCCACGGGATTCTAAGAGAGATTTGGTAATAGCAGCTTCAGTATCAAAGTAGAGGCAATAACCATCGGGATTGGTATCAAGAAAATTCTTAACAACGGCGAGGCTGAAGAAAGTTTTTCCAGTACTAGACTCTCCAGCAATAGCAGTAATCTTGTTGCCAGATACACCGCCAAATATGCTACCTGAAACCAGTGCATTAAAAATGTACGAACCTGTGTCAACATAAGTTTCAGTCTCATCAATGTCGGAAGCAAGTTGTGTATACTCACCACCAATTTCTTTTACGATATCTTTAAGAAAATCCATTAATTTTTTTCCCCCTTTAATTTATTTAATTTATGTGACCACAACTTGGCATAAAGTGGTGGATTACGAGTTTCCAATATTTTAATTATATCATCCAACTCTTTTTCATTTATAGGCAAATTCATTAAGAAAAAAATGATTCAAGGTTTACAGTTTTTTCTTCTTTCCACCCAATAATATTGAGAATTGTTTTAAGTGGATCCAAGAATGCTTTCTCAAATTGTAGTTCATAGTCAATATATTTGTCAAGACCAAGTTCGGTAGGAAACTGTTGAATAAAAGAGATCACATTTTCCCGAATAATATTTGGTTTTTTCAAAAATAAAAACTTAACTTTTTCACCATTATTAATCAGAGAATACTTATTGGTAAGATTTTTCTGTTTTATATAATGATTGAACAGTAATGCACCACGAACTTGAATCGGAGTTTTAGGTGCGTAAATATTGGAAGAAGAATGATACTTACGAACATCAGATGCAGTTCTAGGAAATGCAATTTGTTCTGGGGGAAGGGATTTAAACTCCTCACGACACTGATCAATAAACTTAATCATATCATCTTCAGTACCACTCATTAAGATATTAAAAGATTCTTTCAACATCTTACGACAAGGGGCAGGTGTAGAAGATTTAATTGCTTCAATCCCTTTGATCTTGAGTTTGGATTCTTCATAACGAACACCTTCACTATCCCAAACACTCAAAATATATCGTTTCTTTGCAGTCCAGATTCCACGTTCAGCGATACATTCCCGCTTCATGATCATTTTCTGCTCATAAGCATTTACGTATTCCGCCAATTCTTGGTAAGAACTTTCAATATACTTTTCAAATTCCACTTGACAGACCTTATCAAGGAACGAAACAACGCTTTGAGTAGTTTTCTTTCTTCCTTTGTATACACTCTCAACCAAAGGACCCATATTAACGTAAAGAGAATCAGTATCCGAAGCAATAACGTAATCAACATCTGTACTCTTAAGAATTTTGTTTAGATAAGCATTTACCTTATTCATGATCCAGTTAATTGAAACTTGACCAGACAAAGTAATTGCTTCGGCATTTGCAAGCTTAAAATAACGAAAATACTGATTACCAATAGCACCATAGGCAGAGTTCAATTGAATCTTTCGTGCCATCTGAATGTTATTGCAACGAGCAATCTCCTTAACTAACTCCTTGTTCTTGGTCTTTTCGTATTCTTGCTCTGCCGCAAGCATTTTCTTTTTAAAAATTACACGTTCATTATAGATCTTTTCCATCAATTCTGGAAGAAATCCACGAACATCCTTACGATACATCGCACCGTTGGCACATACGGCATAATCCTTGTACATCTCAAAATTGATAGTTTGATTGAGGATTTTATCCACATTAACTGATGGATGTTTTTCTTCAACCAAAGTTTCAGGACTAATGTTGTATTGCATAATCAAGTGTGGATATAGTGAGTTAAGGTCAAAACTCACTACCCAATCATACATTCCAGGAATTGGTTCTTTTACATAAGCACCTTCATACTTGGTGTCTTTATCAGAACGCTCTTTAGGAGGAATAACAATATTCCTTTTCTTCAGATAGTTGTAAATGATTGTATCCCACATGCGAACTTGAGAAAATACATCCTCATAGTTTGCCTTGGCGTCATATGCCATGGTAAGCGCAAGTTCAATCAGTTTCATCTTGTCTTCCAAACGGTCAACAAGTTCCACGTCCTTGATGTTGTATTCTACAAACTTTTGCCAACCTTTAGTGTAGAAGTCTTTGAACGTATCAAACTCGGAGTGATCTAATTTCTTTTGCTTAAGTTCAACTTCTGCAATATAATCCAGACGATAAGATTCCTGTGCCTTATAAGTAAATTTCTTATAAAGATCAAGATAGTCTAACTGTGAAATTCCTCCAATATCATAACAAAGATGCCTACGTCCAGAGATATAAGTTTCAGTTTCAGTTACAAGTCCCCAAGGAGAAATTCGTTTCATTAACTTTTCACCAAGAACTCTATCAATTCTACGAACAAGATAAGGAATATCATATAGTTTACTATTCCAACCAGTCACAACTTCAGGTGTATTCGATTCAATCATCCACCAATTAATGAAATCGGTTAAGAGATCATACTCACTTGAGAATGAATGATAGTTTACATTCTTCTGTTTGTTTTGAAAGGGACCCTTCCCCCAAGTGTGAATTTGTTTTGAAGAATAATCTTGAACGGTAATCAAAAGAACTTCTTCAGCAGCAGATTCTACATCAGGGAATCCATTTTCAGAAGCAACCTCAATATCAATTGTTGTTACTTTAATCTTACTGATATCAAACTTCAGTTCCTCTTCTGGATAAATGTCAGAAATATACTGATAAATGTATTGTGTATTTCCGAAGATTTTGAAGTTTTCTACATTCTCATACTTTTTAACGAACTCCCTACAGTCACGAACAGATCCAGGTTGAACTGATTCTACATATTCACCATTTAAAGTTTGATATTTTGTTTTTTTATTGGCAGGGACAAAAAGAGTCGGGTTAAACTTCTCGCGGGTCATAAAGTGTTTTCCACCTTCATAACCACGGACCAAGAAGTGATCCCCGACCATTTGAACGTTAGTATAAAATCGCATCAGGAAATGATATCAATATATTTTTTAATAAGATTGGAATTTGGACTAGTAATAGTTAGAATACTATCAGAATGAATCATAAAAGTATCTTGAGTTGTATAATCAGACAACCAACTAGTTAAATAACATTCACCAGTAATTTCTTTAGTTATTTTACAAGGTTTAATTAATTTGCAGTTAGGTTCTCCAAGCTCAACATCAATTTCTTCAATTTGTGTTATTACTACTGTATCATTACGAAATACAATACATTTAATTGTTGCTTCCATTTACTTTTTCCTCATACATGACTTTTAATGATTCTATTGGTTCTACAAATGTAATTACCCAATTTTTAGAAACTAATATATCTTTATCCTTTGATAGGATAATCCAAGGAGAAAGAGATACTTGAACGGAAGATTGATCTTCCTTAGTATTTTCAGATACTAATATTGGAGTTTGTGTGATAACTTTCTCGGGATTTGTGAAAATATATCCATAAACTTGATTATTACCAGAACCTTCCGAATCTTCCGATACAAGTTCCTTTATTTCCGAAATTAGTGTTTCTCCAGATTTTAATAACGCCAGTTTAATTGTCATTTTTTCATTGATCTCTTCAGACTATTATAGCAAGAAAAAAAGGAGGAGTCAACCTGGATTTTGCCAGGTGCTCCTCATGCGCCGACGATACAGACTATATAGACAATTCTTTCACCTCTTTACAAGTCCAACCTTTATGAGATTTTCTTTGTCCCTTTATAATTTTATTCATAGTTCTATGATCTAATCCATACTCTTCACAGGTCTTTCTCATACTTTTAGTCATAACAATTAATCCAGAAGAATGTTTTAACTCATATTCATATCTTTTATAATTATCATTTATATTAAATTTTTCTTTTTTATTGTAATAGTTTATTTTATTATACTTTTTATTATTTTTACAATTATACTTCCTAACAGCACCACCTTTCCAGTTCCAGTGAAGTTCTCCTCTCATACTTTCACTTCTCTTTACCCTTGCGTTTTCATACAAATATGAATTACAATATCTTCCTTTTGATTTCATATTGATATGGGCACACAACATCTTCTGCGTGCTTCTATGTCTTATTCCGTATCTTTTCTCACATATTTTTTGAAGAAGAAGGTGAGCGATGTAATGTTCTCTCCCTGTGAGAATTACAACTCTATCATTTTTACCAAAAATACTTTTAGGAAATATGTGATGCTTTTCAACATAACCTTCAGGAGGAGTTCTATTTTCTGCTTTCCTGATAAGGTTACAATAAACCTTTAGGTAATTCATTCTACTCCAATTTGACCGCATATGTATTTATAATAAAAAGGAGGGATTTTCACCCTCCTCCTGACAGATTGCGGTCAAATCAGGTATTATTATTTATAGGTAATCTTTACGCTTATGATGATCTGGAACAATTCTACCAAGAGTAACAGTCAAAAGCCCATCCTCAAAATCAACTGATCGTACTTCCGTATCATCAGAGAGTGTCCATGCTCTCTTAAAACTCCGTTGAGCCAAACCCTTATGGATATAGTTGGACTCCGTTTCTTTATCTTCTTTTTGACCCTCCACAAAAAGTTTTCCGTCTTGTGTGTAGACATAAACTTCTTTCTTCTTAAATCCAGCAAGAGCAAGTTCAAGACGTGATTCTACGTTACTAACTTGAACTAGATTGTAAGGGGGGTAATTGGTGGTAGTTTCATGCAGATGGAAAATACGATCAAAGTATTCATCCATTCCAATACTATTGCGAGTGATTCTTTCCATCAAAGCAGGAAGATCGGACGCAGTAAACCGTGATGTTGCAAGGTTAGTCATTATGGTAGCTCCTTTAAAAGCGAGGTTGTGTTTTGTGGACCCTTTCGGCATCCGTATATAATTATAATACCTCTTACAAAAAAGGCGGGTGTAAAACCCGCTCTTTTTCATTCGGCATCCTCTACCTTTTTCTTTTTAGATCCAATATTATACTTGGTTTCTAAAATCCATTCTCCTTTATCCTTATAGGCAAGAACTTTAATTTGGTTCAATGGAGCAATATCTTGAATCTTAGTTAAGTCAACAATTGCAATCAAACCCCAATCTGCAAGAAGTTGGGCAATACGATTACGACGTTGCACATCGTTCACAGTCAGGTTTGCATGTTTGCCATCAAGAGCAAACAGTTCCTTAAAGTGAACGAGATAATATCTACCTTGCTTGTGAAGAATATGGCAAGACTGATAGATTTTCTTTTCCTTTCGTGATGCGACTCCGATACGAGTCAAAGTTTCGCGTACCTTCAAAAAGTCGTCTGGTTCATTAAGAACCACTTCAACCATTTGATCGGGCGTCCACTTCACTTCAGGTTCTTGAACGACACTCATTTTGTTCCTCCAGTTTCAAATTTCGATTTTATAAAAGTAAGTTGTTCTTTTGTTAGAATCCTCAAAGCTTGCTTTGCCTTCTCATTACTATAACCATAGTAACGTTTAACATAATCAAGGTCTTTGATTTTATCTTGTCGGAGCCAGGGAGAAAATCTCTTCTTTTTCCTCAGACTATTTATAAAAAAGTCATATTGCATCTTTTTTGGGAGGAAATGATATCGATTCATTTCATTGGCAAACATAATACAATCAATGTGCCCAGAGAGGCAACGATTGATAATATATGGTGCATATTCCTTCTCAAGTGAAGGATCTTCATCAATCAGATGAGTCTTCGTTTGATTGATCGAATTTAACCAGTCCTTCAATTCCATAATTAAAAAGCAAGAGTTCTTTACGTTGTTTTTGCTCACGCATATATTCACCAACCGAACGCATCGTATAAGTAAGATCAAACTCAGCAGCGTTCCAGTTTTTAAACCTATCTTTTACAAGTTGATCGGAATTATAACTTACCAACTGGTCCATATCGTTAGCATCGCAGTCAGCAGCAAACTTATCGTGATCAAATCCTTTGTGCATTGATCCCTTGTTCCCATAGAGATTATCCTTAATGTCATAAGGAGGATCGAGATACATAAAAGCACCTTTGTTTCCATCCATCAGATAATCGTAGGAGTAATTAGTTATACGCCAGTTTGCAATCAGCGTAGAATACGCAGGAAGTTTCTCGATCCCTCGCATAGAGAAGTTGGAATTAGATGCCTGTTCTGAAAATGACGAACTCTCTGTGAGACCAGAGAAACTGCACTTATTGACAATATAGAAAGCCACAGCACGATCAATGCTTGGCAAATCTTTGTCATTAATTTGCTCCTTTGCTTTAAGAAAAAGTTCTTTCGCCAGGACTGGAGTATTGTTTGTCGTCTTAAGATCTACTAGATTATCTTTTAAATCAACACCAAACATCTGGAGTTGTTGCCAGAAGTTTACAAGAGGTTCATAAAGATCATTTACCCAAATATCTAGGTTAGGATACTTCTTTGTGATATAAATCGCAACACTTCCACCACCAAGAAATGGTTCTCGGAACTCATCATAGTTGCGAAGGTCTGGGAAGTAAGGTCCCATCTTTTCACAAGCACGGGACTTTCCGCCTGGATACCTGAGGGGTGTTTTCAAAGATTTCATCAAAGGTGCTCCTCAATCAAAGAAAACATACTATCAACGTCACAATCTTTTTCGGCAGGAGTAACGTTATCAACAATCATAGTATAATCACCTTTCTTCAATACACATTTAGGATCATTTGCAGTCTCATCAACACATTCGTAAACTTTATCCCATGTAGTATAACCCACAGACATAGATTTTGTATCGACTAAAAGCAAATAATCAAATGTTTTAATTAAATCTTGTTTTTTCCAGTTTTTTCTGTCTTTGTTAGAAGGATGAAAATTTTTCAACACGAATGACTTACAGTCACCCTGGTATCCTTTCTTTGTTTTAAACATTCCAAGTTGACTTTTCATTTCAACAAATTCGTTCGTTTCTTTTATGACAAAATCTCTACCGTTATCAAAAAGTCCCACATGTTTCAATTGATCATCTGACCACTTACAAAAAGACTTTTCAGTATAATGTGCTCGAAGTCCCCTAAAAGAAGAACTTTTCATTTGTTTCGTATTAGATGCGTTCACCCATCCAAAAAATTGTTCAAAATTAACGCGAGAAAAATCAATACTCATAATCAGGTTTGTTATACTTTAGGTATTCAAAGAATGTAAGTTTCATTTCCTTCTGTGTCATACCACAATGCTTTGCGGCGGCAGGAAGATTCATTTTGGAATAAAAGAGTGCTTCATTTGCCTCTTTTACATTTTGAGGAGTTGTTTTTACTGGCACTTCATATAAGGATGCCTTATTAACTTTATATGGGTTCATTCTAGTTACTCAACTAATTCAATTTCTTCAAATTGATCCACAGATACTTCATGCTCTCCAGCAACAAGATACCAATGTTTACCATCATCACGAAGACCAAGATATTTCATTTGATCTTCTTCAAAAATGTTTTCACGCATAACTGCCTGAATCCGATAATGCATCAATTCGGATTTGCTTGGAACTTTCATTTGAATTCACACTCCACCATAATTTCAACTAATGCTGCTAAGAGATTAATTTCTTGGTCAGCCACGAACGCACATTGGTATTGATACTTAGCAATAACAAGAACGGCAGCAGGGATAGATTGGGGAAGTAGGCAATCATAAAGGGCGTCATAAACCCTGCGAAGAAGACTAGAAGCATCGTTGTCCAAGTTGGAGACCACCCACTTTCGGACTTCTGAAAAGTTTTTGTCTTTGAGATTTTTAATGAGTTCATTTACAGAAATGTCGGAGAAAGATGCAAGAATGCCAGAATCAATTTTTCCTCCAGTAGAGTACCTTTGGCATTCATTGAGAACTCGCCTAAAATCAGGAAAATGCTTGGATATCAGTTCAACAACAACCTTTTCATCGTACTCAATTTTCTCATGATCCAAGATTTGGAGAACTCTTTTGAAGAACGATCCTGCAAGTTGTTGCTTTTGCTTTCCCTTGATTGTGAAGTCAATGACTGCACATCGGGAATGGAGAGGTTCAATAATTTTGTTCTTGTAGTTGCAGGTGAAGATGAATCGGCAGTTGCTATAAAATGCCTCAATATTTGCCCGTAGTAAGAGTTGAACATCTGAGGTTGTGTTGTCACTCTCATCCACAATAATGACCTTGTGCCTACCATTTCCTTGAAGTGATACGGTCGAAGCAAAGTTCTTTGCTTGGTTCCTGACAGTATCCAAGAAACGCCCTTCGTCGGATCCGTTGATGACATAGTAATCTGCTCCAAGTTGTTCGCATAATGCTTTCGCAATCGTAGTTTTTCCAATACCAGGAGGACCAGAAAGAAGAAGGTTAGGAATTTCTCCCTTTTCAATAAAATCCAAAAAGGTTTTTTTAGTGTCCTCGGGAAGAATACAATCCTCTACCTTTTTTGGTCTCCACTTTTCCACCCACAAAAAATTGTCACTCATCAATAAACTCCATTCAATACATTCCAAATACTTCGTTGGTTTTTACCCATAATATCAGCAATCTTTCTCTGAGACAACCCTTGCTCCGAAAGATTTTTTATTTCTTGTTTTACTTCATCCTCCATTTGAGGTCTTCCTTTTTTTGGTTCTGGTCTTCCTAAATGAGACCTTCTTGTGTTTTCTGAACGAGGCAACCATCTCAAATTTTCAACTTTATTATTGGTTTTGTTCTCATCAATATGGTCTATACACCAATCTTTACCTTTTGGTCTTGGTTCTCCCCAACATTCTACCACAAGTTGATGAAGTCGTTTTTCACGAACTACAACATATCCATCTCTTTTATCAACTCTCCCAATAGGTTTTACATTTAGAATTTTACCACAAGCACTTACATAAATGTCTGGATAAGTTTTTGATTGTTTGTAGGTAATTCCGTCGAGTTCCATTAGAAGAGTAATAACTATTATTATTTATAACCAAACGACATTTGGTGTAGTTTGGAATAATTACTCCACATAATAATAGAAAGGTTCTTTGTATTTCCTAATTAGTCGTATTGCTTCTTGTGCTTCTTGAAGTGTTTGAAATGTATCATTTGAATAAAGATGATATTTTTTTTCAGTAAGATGATAATATTGAATTAGAAAATGAGGTTTCAAAGTTTTTAAATTGATGTCTTCTACAATTCGGTAGTCATAAACTTTCATAATTAAATCCAATCAGGTTTTCGTTCGGGCATACGTAGATAGTTATCCTTCACCCAAGGTTTGGACGCGATATACCTCTTGTATGCTTCAAATGTATCAATAGTATTGTCAGTCTTCCATTCCTCAGGCATAGCACGGGCAAAAGGTGTTACTTCTGTAATCTTACCTTTAGGAAACAAATAGTATGCATCCACAAGAGTATTATAGCACGAATGGACTTTACCATACCTTAAGGTATATTCATCACACAAGTTCATCCCCCACTTGATTAACCAGTAAGCATTATCAATAGTGCTTGATGCCCACTTGGTGCAGGGGTGATTGCGGAAGGCACCTTTCTCTGTGCTGTAGGGAGTACCGTCTGTCTTGGGGAGAGTTCCGTAGTTATGATACCACTTTGAAGCAACAATAGAGAGCATTTGGCAGCACTCCAATGGCATTTTGACAATGTGCTTATCAGGAAGGCATATGGCACTCTCTGCAGGAAATGGGGAAGTAACAAAAATATTGATGGGAGGTTCCTCAACTCAACTGTGAATAATATTCTACAAGCATTTGTAAGTCCTTTACAGAACCGTTATTTTTCATAACATTTGCTTTTCTTGATACAACCACAATATTTTTGGGAATATATCCTTTTGTATTATCAATTCTATCAAGAGAAGGTGCATACTCTGTTCCTTTTACAAGAGGAACTTTAAATACTGGACATAATTCTGGAATGTGAATGTCATTTTGAGTGATTGTACATTCCATATTTTTTTGCTTTGCTCTTTGTCTTGCACTTCTTAACAACTGACTTTCTGGGCATTTTTTAGTCCATTTCTTTTGATAATCGGGATTGTTTTTTCTCCATTCAGACATCAAATGCTGGTAATGCTCTTTTCTTTCAGAGACATATTTTTTAGTATGTTCTCTTTTTTCCTTTTTCCTGTAGTTTTTTCTACAAGATTTACACATACCATCACGACCTCTAATTGAATAATACCAATCAGTTTCTATGATGTCAGAAGAGCATTTGTGACAAAAGAATGTTTTCATTTTATGAATATCTTTTATTTTATTTATAAAAGATATTCATAAAACTACACTCATCCAAAAGTAGAATCAGGTTCCAGAGCAATCCAATAAGAAAGGTTATACTTTTGGTTGGTGAATTGTGACAAAAGTTTAGAAGACACAACCACGTCGTAGGCACCAGGAATAATTTTAATATTCTCTACTTTAAAGTTGAATGTAAACTCATCATCAGTTTCCCCAACAACAATAGCATATTCGTTAGAAGTATCATTCTTCTTATCACGAACTACTAATTTAATTACTCCATTTTCTCCCACAGCAGAAAAATCGGGAAGTTGGTATACTGCTGCAGCTTTAACAAGTTTTTCTAAAGAAGTACTATCCAATTGAAAACAAACATCTTTTGAAGGAAGTTGAATTTCTTTTTCGGGAGGAGAAATAATTACATTCGGATCAGCATAGAAATACTTAACCCTACGCTTCCCCTCTTTAATACTCAAATAAGATTGTTCTGTAAAATCAAGATCAGGATCTTGATGAAGACTCAAACCATTCAGAAATTGATTGAGATCATAAACAGCAAAATCACGGGGAAACTCTTCAGTAATATCTGCTTCTGCAAGAATGTTCTTGGCAACAGAAATAGTGCGGAGGCGAGTTCCTTGTTTTACAAGAATAGAATTATTGATGCTGGCAAAATTCTTGAGAATGGTCAGAGTATTATCAGAAAGTTTCATAGTTTTGTTTTGCAGTTTCACTTATTTTCAATAAGATTCAGATGATTGATCAAAAGAATCGTATAATGAAGAACCTTAAAAAGATCTGCACGAGGAGTGCCTTTAGTATCATAACGATCAATATACTTGGTTACATTACCAGCACAGAATCCTTCACGGCGATTGTGTTTAATCTTATCAAGAGTTTGCTCTTTTCCGCCACCAGTACGATCAACATAATGCTGGCGATAAGTGCTTGCAATATACTCTTCAAGTTGTTTCAGAATTTTGTCTTCGTTGTATTTCCAGAAACCATTTTTGTTTGTATCTTCAGTCATAGACAAATTAAAAGTAATAGTATCGGGTGCAGAATAAGGATTTCCAGTCAGACTGATGCCGTCATAATCCCAAAAATCTTGAGAATAATCATACATTCCACCAGGGAGACGAGACCCTGCAAAAGAAATTGTATCAGAAGAATTTGATCCACCAAGAACTGTATAGTCTTTGGATTTTGGAATTGAATCTTTGTAAGTGCTTTCAAAGTTTTCAGACATTTTTAATTCATCGTAAAGTAAGGACCAGGAATTAACCATAACAGAAAAGAAAATCGTTTACAAGACTTTCGGACTTTTCTTTTCCAAATTTACTAGAAAGATAACCAGCAACTGGATCAAGTTCTTTCATATATTTGTCAAAAGAACAATAAGAGGAAAAGTCTAATCCTAAGGGTTTCTTAGATTCTATCATATTTTTGTAAATAGTCAAGTACCTTTTAAACATATCAAGGTAGTCATCAACCTCGTCAGAAGTACATTTTCTAACAAAAAGATTTTCCGAGAAGTGATTTCCAGGTTCAAAAAACCTAATTCCACCTTCACACTTTGGAAGTTCATCAACAGAAAAAAGATAGTTATCTCTGGGATGTTGAAAATCAAAGGTGATTACAACTTTCTTTGGGAAGAAACACATTAAATCCATTCCGAAACATGGAAGATCACTACCAGTTCTTGGATAAATGATGTTGTTGTAAATACAGGTTTTTTCATTCCAGATTTCAACAGAACGAGATTTGAGAATGTATGGATTGGTATGGATAGAAGCTTCTAGGTTAATACCATCACCAGTCCAGTTTGCCCAATTACAATCTAATTGCAAATCTGGAAATGTTTCAAAAAGAAAGTTTTTGTAATTTTTCCACAAGTTCATTTTATATCAGAAAGGAGCGGGTTGCTGGTCAACAGAGTGGAATGTGTCAGCGGATTCTTCAGAAGGCATTTGAAAATCTACGTCAACTTTATCATACAGTTCCAAGAAAGACTGCTTAGTTTCATCATCAAAACGATTAATGCAAACTTGAATTGCCTTTGCCTTATCGTTGAAGATGCTGTAGGCACGGATAATGTGGACAAGGCGACGAGTGCTAATGATTTCCTCAATACCACCGTCATAGAAGGTCTTACGGATGATGTCTGCCCAGTCCACAAGGCGTTTGCAGAAGTCACGGTCTTCCAAGCCAAGATCCAGAGAAACTCCTTCCAGGATCTTCTGCTCGGTTGCAGGGGCAGGATAGGACTGCTCAAAGGTCACAGGGAAACGCTCAAGGAATGCTTCGTTGAGCACATTGGTGCCGATAAAGCGACCATCATCAGAACCCTTACCCTTGGTGTTTGCAGTGGCAATCACGTTGAAACCAGCAGCAGGTTTCACATATTGTCCGATCTTCTTCAGGAAAACACCTTTACCTTCTAGCACGGATTGTAGGCAAAGGATTTTGTTGGAGGCAAGATCAATCTCGTCAAGGAGCAAGATCGCTCCACGTTGGAGTGCTTCGACAACAGGACCATTATGCCAAACAGTGGCACCATCCACAAGGCGAAACCCACCAATAAGGTCGTCTTCATCGGTTTCAATCGTAATATTTACACGGATCATTTCACGCTTCAATTGAGCACAAGCTTGCTCCACCGAAAACGTTTTACCATTACCCGAAAGACCCGTAATGAACGCAGGGTAAAAAATATTGGACTGAATAATTTTCTTAATATCGTTAAAATTACCAAACTTGACGAAGGTATCATCTTTATCAGGAATGAGGTTTTGTTCAGATGTGGGCAAAACAGCAGGAGCACTATAAGAACGCTCAATCTCTTCAACACGTTCTTGAGTCACTTCCAGATTCCAGCGACCACGATCAGTTTTGTATTGTGCAAGTTTATTAGAAATAGTCTGATAGTTAAGATTGCGATAAGCACAAAAACCTCGGAGATCGCCAGAAGTAATTTCTGGTCCATACAGATTCTGCAGAGATTCAATCAGTTGTGCGTCAGTCACAGGAAGTTTGCGAGGCATGATGTAGTTAGGTGGTTTGTTTCAACAAAGTAATTATACAAGCAAAAAGGGGGCAGCGTAGTGCCCCCTGTGCCAGTTCAAAAATTGTCCATCAATTCATAGTGAATTTTTTCTTGATAGGTTTTGGTGCAACTAGTGGTTTATCAACTATATTCTCTTCAACCTTTACAGATTCTGGAGTTGGTTCTGGTTCTGGTGCTGGTGCTGGTACTGGTTCTTGGAATAAATCGGTAAATCTACTCATTAATATTAATAGAATTCTAGAAATATTTATTATGCAACAAGTTCCACAAACTCACCAAGAATGCGCTTATTCATTTTTTTAGTCTTGAGACTTTTCACAAATGCATTCTTAATTTGAGATTTAGTGGCGTCTTCTGCAACATCAAACGCAGAATCTTGCGAAAGAATACTGGAAGAAAATCCAAAGTATGAATGATATCCAGATTTTTTAATCGTAAATGCCTTTTGTTTTTTCCAAGCACCCATTACTTTATCGTATTCATCACCATAATATCCACAATAGAGACGAATAAAGGAACCAGCATCACGAGACTCAAGTACACGAATACCAATAAAATTAATGTTAGTAAAACAATCCCTCAAATTGTGAAGAAGAACATCAGTAAATTCATGCCATTCACAATCAAAAGAATACGTATTACCTGTTTTACGATCCCGAAGGAAAGCATTTGAACCGATATGTGAAGTTCCCATAAAAGGTTCGTTTTCCCAGTGGCGATTAATTTCGCGGTGATACTTAACCGCACATGCTTCACCATCAGTCAAAACAACACACTGAACCTTCTGAAGTTTATTCTCTGTTTGGAATTTAGGCAGAATTTGGTGTAAAGAAATCAAAGCCTCATTCAGAGGAGTTCCAGAAAGACTCATACCAACAGGAACAGTATAACGAGAATAATTCCTACAGTTAAATGAAGCAGCAAGACGGAAGATATTCTTCATTTGCTCCTCAAGAGTCTTGGTATTTACTTTACTGGTAAAAAGATTCATCATAGAGAACCATTCTCCAACTTGAATAAGACCGTCCTTTTTTTTATAAGAAAGTTGGCGAAGATTTGCCTTATTATGATCATATTTAATCACAGGATAATCCGTAGTAAAGGCATAAACCTCAAAAGGAATGCTTACCTTTTTACAGAACCAAATCAAATTAAAGAGTTGCTTAACAGTATCAAGCATCACATCACTCATAGAACCAGACCAGTCCAGAACAAATACAAGTCCATGATTCTTACCATCTGCAAGAGTTGTCACCTTGCGGAAAATATCTTCATTATATTTGTAGGTATGAAGTTTAGAGCAGTCCAAAACACCTGTGCGGGCAGTAGAAGCACGGGCATAGGAATCTGCTGCCTTACGGCACTCAAACTCTTTCACCAAATAGTTGACTTCCTTTTGAGCAGAACGCTTGAACTCTACAAACTGCTTATCAACTTCACCAAAGATTTCTTGGTGAGTATATCCACAATTAGTAAGATACGTATCCCAAGTTTCCTTACACCTTGCATGAATTTCAGAATTAGGAACAATTACCTTATCCAAATCAAGTTTAGGAAGTTCAAGGTATACATTCTCATAACCATCAGCATTAACCAGTTCCTTGAGTGCTTCCTCAAGTTTGTCCATAGTTTTCACTTCAGGTTCACTATCTTCACCACCTTCATTAGATTGAGAAGATTTTTGTTCTGGTTGAGAAGAGTCTTGGTTGGAGGATAATCCTTCAGAACCTTCAGATTCAGGTTGATCATTCTCACCTTCCTCTTGATCAAAGAAATCGGATGCAGGTTGCTGATTTGCACCAGAAGATTGAGTCTCAAGATTATCAATTTGAACCTTAGTTTCTTCCTGTTGCTTCTGCTTACAATACTTATAAAGTGCCTCCGAAGCAATCAAAACATCTGCAAAAGTTTCACTATCACCAATCAGATTGACAATTTCAGTCTCTTCACCACACTCAATCGGAATATCGATATAGTTTCCAATCTTGAACAACAGATTAGCACGATCAGCAAGGTTATAAGTTTCAAGATTATCATCGCCAATTTGGAAGAAATCATCGTCAGCAAGTTCTTTGTATCCGTTGAAGAAGGTCTTGGCAAGACCAGGATAACGGCGCTTCATCATCTTCTCAATACGGGCATCTTCCACAATATTCACAAACTGTGGAGGAACCTTTACGTTTACGGTCCAATCTTCATCTGGCGTATAAAGAGCGTGTCCCACCTCATGCCCCACCAGGAGATCGTATACAGTGTTGCTTGCCTTCTCCCACATAGGAAGCGTGAGCACACGGGTGTGAACGTTGAATTGAGCAGTCTCTACCTTCTTGTGCTCAACCACCAGATCTTCCGTGGCAAGCAACTTGGCAAGTTGAGATTTGATTTCGTGGCGGACAGTCATAGGTTTGATTTCTTATGAAACCATCATACAAAAAAAGAGGGTGCTAAGACCCTCTTGTGTGCCAGTTTGAAAAGTGGACTCAACGCTCACCACGCATATGTCCTTCAGATTCTCTAGCCTTTTGTAATGCCTGTCCAGTATTTTGTTTTCCAGGAATATGCTTAAGAGCAGAACCAGATTTTCTTTCGTTTTCTTTATTAAACTTTTTTTGGAGATATTCAGTTCTTTTTGTTTCTTCAAGAATATCGTTTCTCCAATCTTCACTCATATTCGCCATAATAGCAAGAGCTGCCTCATTTGTATCAGCATAACCTTCAGCAACTAGGTGCTCAAGAATCGTGTCAAAAATATCAAAGTCTTCCTTCATTTTCTTTTCTTCTGGTCTTTTACCAAAAGTTTTATGAACCATTTTATCTAACTTGTCGTGAAACTCGCCTTCCTTTTCTTTACTTGCACCTTCTTCATCCTTTTCACCTTTTTCTTCCTCCTTATCAAGTTTTAACTCGTCAGGAGCATACTTCATTGTTTTACCATCTTCACGCTTGACGGTATAATATTTACCCTTACCTTCTGGATCGACCTTTACGATTTCACCTTCCATTCCACTTGCCTTACAGACAACTTCATCACCAACCTTGAAGTGGGATTCGAAAATATTGGTATAGATGGATGCATAAGACTCCATCAAATCTATAATTTTTCCTGCTTCCATTTTATTAATAGTTTTTTATTTATTTATTTAATTTTTGTATTATATTTTTTATTGTTCCAGGTAAATTCTTTTTCTCCTGAAGATCTAGCTTGTTTAAAAGCTTTATCAAAAGATTGTGCTTTATTCAATCCCTGGTCTGGATTTTTTGGACCTTGTTGTGGTTTATAATCACCTCTTTTCAAAGCAGACTTAAGTGTTGAATCTCCAGTATTATATGCCTGTAATCCAGCAGCTGCAGCACCCAATCTTCCAGGAATTGAAATACCTGGATTTTTGGGTCTTAATGAAGTATTAGATTGAACAGTTCTCATTAAATTATATTGACCTGTTTGATTTGGTTTGGGTGGTGTACCAATTTTAAATGTTTGTTTAGGAGGAGTTTGCTTTGAAGGTCCTTGTGTAGCAATTTTAGTCAAATTAGCAGGTCCACTAGGTGCTTTTTGAGGGATTTTTTCAATACCAGTCATCATTCTAAACATCTTTGCAGCATTGCCAATATTTCTTCCAACATCCTGCAAAGCATTTTCAACAATCAATTCTTCAAGAACACTAGTTCTCCAAGTTTCACCCATATTGCAGATAATTACTGAGGCGCTGTTTTCATTATCAGCATATCCTTCAGAAATCAAATATTCTACAAGACAGTTAAAGATATCATTTTCAACATCTTCAGATTTAACTGTTCCCCCTTTGTTGAATCCAGGAATTTTCCTCAATGGTGCTGTCGCTTTATCATACATCTGTCCACCTTTATTACTACCAACTAAACCACCTATTACCCCCCCACCAGGAATTTCAGTTTTCTGTCCCTGTCTCCTACCAATCTCACTACCAACAGTTTGAGCTGCAGATCTTCCAATTCTATCTAATGTTGATAAAGGATTTTCAGTTAACTCTTCACCATCTTCAAACTGATAATGTGCATTTTGCAATGTTGGTTTTTTAGGTTCAACAACTTTACCACCACCATGAGATTTAATTAAAGGGGTTAAAACATCCTTGGCAGTTTTTCCAGGAGGAATAGGAATTCCAATCTGCTCGTAAATACTTTGGTATGCTTCCAATATATTTTTATATTCTTTTGAATTCATTTTTTTTTATAAAAACTTTTTTTAATATTTATAAAAAAATGGTGGTGAGACCCTCTAGTGTATCAGTTTGAGAAGTGTCCTATTACAGACCGTATTTTTTCTTCATTTCTGCTCTTGCTTCATCTTCACGTCTGTTACGCTCTCCAAATAAATCATCTCTACGACTCTTTAGACGACCTCTCATTCTTTTAGTTTTTTCTTCTCTTTCAACTGCAGAAAGTCGGGATAAACCACGACTCCTACCTTGATGTTGATTGTCAAGAACATTTCCTGCCTTATAAGTTGTCTTTACACCTCTTTCAATTTGCTTATTTGATTGATCCTTTGCTGCCTCAACAATATCTTCTCTCCATTCTTCACTCATATTCACCATAATTGCTTCTGCTGCTTCTGTTGTTTCAGCATACCCTTCATCAATCAGATATCCTATAATATACTCATCATTTAGTCCTTTTCTTGCAACATGCCCAGCAAGTCTGGCAGTTCCCGATGCCCCTTTACCAACTTCAAGAGCAACTCCACCAACTTTTCCTGCTGCTTTTTTGATAGTTTTTCCAGTTTCTTTTGCAACATTCATAGCAGCATTATGTCTTGCAATTCCTCTATTAATTGCACCAGCAACACGATCTAATACACCTGGTTTTTTAGGTTGTTTTTTTGCTGCTGCAGCAACTGCAGATTGTCTTTGAAGTGATGCCTTCATTCCAGATGGTTTTGTTGCAGATGATTTTTCTTCCGCATCTCTTCTTGCTGCCTTTTGAGCACGAAGTCTTTCAAGAGATTTGCCAGTTGGTTTACCAGACTTGAACTTTTGTCCTTTTGCAGTCACAGGTTCAATTCTAGCACCACCTGCTCTTGCTTCGGTTAAAACATACTCTTCAGCAATATCTGAAACAAAGTTTGCAAATTCTTCTTCACCAAGTTCTTCAATAAGAATATCAACTCCATCCTCATTTAAACCCATTTCATAAAAATATTGAGCAGCAATTTCTACTTCTTCCGAAAATTCTTCTTGTACTTCTTCTCGGACATATATGTTTTGATATGCCTCAAACAAAGACTGCATCTGTTGTGCTTTCATTTTTTTATAAAAAAAACTTTTTAGTTATTTATATTTAAAGTCAGTTCTCATCCGCATGAGGATTTGCCTTTCTATCCGTACTAACTGTTTTTTTATATTTTTCAACCGATGTAGATAATCTATCAAAATCTGATCTGGCTTGAGACGCCGTTTTTTGTGCTTCAGCATCTGTAGCAGCACTTCTTTTTTTCAATTTTTCCAACCTATCTTTAAATTCTTGAGATTTACTCTCAGTTTGAAATTCTTGAAACGTTTTCATATTATGGTTTTTAGATATTTATAAAAAAAGAAGCACCCTTAAGGTGCTTCTTGAGTGCTTGGCGACGTGCCTTTGCTTGTCGGAGTGCTTGCGGTTTCAGTTTCCGCTTCTGCTCCTTTTTAGAGTGATGGTAGCGATTAGGTACTTGCATTGTTCTGTTTGTTTATGATTCTACCTTATATGAGAATCCATTGCGCTTGTCGAACTTTGTGACACTTTCAAATTTGTCCTCAAGACCAGTCTTATGAGAAATTACAAAGATATTAGCGTCTTTAATGACATAGCGAATAATCTTAAGAAACTCTTCAGTCCCAAATCCATCAAGAGATGAATCAAAGACTTCATCCATAATCAGCAGATTAGTATTCACAGAATTTTTGAGTTTAGCAACTTCTCTCCAAGTAAAGAGTAGAGATAAATCAACTCTCATTTTTTCACCTTCCGAAAAAGACGAATATGAAAAGTTTTCATGAATTGGAGATTTAATTGTTTCGTTAAACTCTTCATCTAGATGAAAATTAATATAAAAATCCATCATTTGAAGATAACGATTCACCTGCTGATTTATGAACGGAAGATACTTCTTGATTATCTTCGTTTTAACGCCATCGTCCTTGAGTAAGGAGTGGGCAAAATCGTAATGAACGATTTGTTGTTTTTTGTCTGAAAGGTCTTCGAATGTTTTTTGGAGATTGGATCGAAATTCTTCTAACTTCTCATGCTCAGTATTTCTGTTTGCAAGGTTTTCGGTAATTGTTTGAATTTCATTTTCAAGATCTCGGATTTGTCGCTGGTTAAGTGATATCCGAGTATTGTTTTGAGAAATCTCATGATTGAGTTTCGTGATCTCCTTAGATAGAACTGTAAATTGACGCTCTCTTTCTTGTTCTAACTTTATAGTCTCCTCAAGTTCTTGAAAACCTTTCTGGAGTTCCTTTGCCTTATTTTGAGCGTCTTCAATTCTATTTAACCGAAATGATTCTTCAATTTCCTGAGTACAAGTGGGGCAGACCGTATTTTCAGTAAAAAACTTATGCTCTTTTGTAATTGAAAATACTTTTTGAGACAACTTTCCCTTTAAATTGTTTAGTTTTACTAATTTATCCTCAGCACCAATTACTTCTTCTTGTTCTTTTTGAAGTTTATGAATTCCCCCTTCAATAACAGAATTATCTACCATATAATTGCCAACTTCAGTATCTAACTTGGCAATTTTTTCTTTATTGGAATTTATATTGGCATTACCACGATTTTCAAGCTCTTCGATAAAACTCTCTTGCATTTTAATTTTATCTTTGAGATTTTCTTTTTTCAAATCTAAAGATTTAATTTGATCCTTTTGTTCTTTAATCTTATCTTTAACCAAAGCATTCATGGCAGAAAAGACACGAATATCTAAAAGGTCTTCAATCACCTCACGACGATTTGAAGATGTAAGTTGCATAAAAGGAACAAAATTACTACTACCCAAAATTACAATTTGAGTAAAAGATTTATAATTTACTTTTAAAATATTTTCTTCTAGAATTCTTTGATTTGCACGATCGTCTGCTTCTTTATGAAGAGATATACCATTAACTTCAATATCAAAAATATTAGGTTTAATTCCTCTTCGAACTAAGTAATTTTTACTATTAACAGAAAATTCTATCTCAACTACACAATCTCTTTCATTGATACTATTGACAAGTTGAGGTTTTGTGATTCCTCTAAAACTTTTATTAAAAAGCACAAATGTAAGTGCATCCAACATAGTAGATTTACCTGCGCCATTTGTACCAATTATTAAATTTGTACTATTTTTTCTAAAATCAATCTCCGTAAATTGATTAGAAGAACTTAAAAAATTCTTATATTTAATCTTATGAAATATCAACATTTTTGGGAGGAATTACAATATCATCGGGAGTAATTACAGTATATCTGTAATTGTATAATTTACAAGTTTTTATAGCAAGTTCATCATCAACTTCAACAACATCCATTTCTTGATCTTCTTGATCTTCAAGCATTAAAGCGTATCTTGTCGCATCGTCTTCTTCTTCAAAAAGAAACAAAACTTTATGCCCATACTGATCTTGAACAGCATATGCTCCATCGTCTTTTTTATCTTTAAGAGTGAGAAGAAACATTTTACTCTACTTGCGATGCTTGTTGGTAAAGATCTTGAAAAATATTTTTTATAACATTTTTATCAAGATCAAATTCAGAATCATCAATATAACGATTTAATATTGATAATGTGTTTTCGTCTTCATCTACTTTAAAATCTTCACTTTCTTGAATTTCAAAATTCTCAATAATTTTTAACTCTTGAACTCCAGTGCTATAAAGTTTATCAATAAACTTTTCAAAATCTTTTGGTTTAGATTTTTTACGAACAATTACCTTTACAATTTTATTTTTATACTCTGTGGCATCAAATATTTGATATGGAGTATCCTCATAATAAATGTTATAAAATAATTTATAAGGATTATTAATTGGAGTATGTTCTAGTGTTTCAGTATCAAAAATATGAAACCCACGAGTATCATTTACATCTGTCCAGTACATTTCATAAGGATTACCCAAATAGAAAATGCGTCCATTATCAGAACGAGTGTGGTAATGACCAGAAAATACTTTTGTGAAGTTTTTAAAAATAGTTGAATCCAATCCATGTTCCATCACTAGTTGACGATTAACTCTAAATCCCTGAAACTCAAGATGTCCCATAGCACATTTACTCTTGGATTCTCCAATCATTTTTAGAGTTTTTGTTTCATTCTCTTGATTGATCCAAGGTATTAATAAAATGTCCAGTCCACCAATATTAATTTCTGTAGGATCACTATAAGTTTTAATATTGGGATAAGTCTGAAGAAGAAGTTCTGGTGAATTTACACTATTGGTATTTTTATAATAAGTATCATGATTACCTATAACCATATGGACATCATACTTTTTAAGAGGGTCAAACACAACTCTTTTTGACCACTCAAGACTTTGATAATCAATTGACTTGCGACTATCAAAAGCATCACCCATATGAATGACTGCCTCTACATTGTTTTCTTCAAGGGCAGGAAAAAATACATTCTTGTAAAAGAGTTCGAAATAATCATGAATATACTTAGAACCCTTTTTACACCCATAATGGGTGTCACAAATTAAACCCACCTTCACTTTTGCTGCCTCCTACTATTTTCTTTTGCAGTTTTCATAAGATGCTCTTCATGAGTAATGATTTGGAGATTATCTGGGTGATGTAGTCCACCCTCAAACAACGAAATGATATGGTCTACATCATACTGCACTCCAGTGGTAAAAGTCAAGTGTTGTGCTTCTTGATATATTTCTTGTATTTCTCTCAATTCATTTTCAGTAATTTCAATTGGAATACCTTGTTTCAATCTAGCATGTCTTCTTCTTTGTTTTTCACAACTTACTGCTTTACCTCTTTCAGATTTAGCATATTTTCTTTTGATAGAATTAACTAATTCTGTATTATTTTCACAATATTGTTGTTTCTTTTCTTTCGTCCTATAAGGTTTCATTAACTCATCATTATTCAATTTTTCAAGTCCCTTTTTAACTGCACAGGGAGTGCAATTATAACTGCTAACATACTTTTCATAACTGCCACAATGTTTACAAGCAACTGATCCAATATAAGTTTTTTTACCTTCCTCAATTGCTTTCTCCCGAGCAGAACTTTTTTGAGTATATCCTTTTAATTTTGCCCTTTCTTTATTTTTCAATAGATTTTCCGCCATTATTTTTTTTCTTTCTTCTGGCGTGTATTTTGGTTTAGTCATATCTATTTCTAACTCCAAAGTATATAATTATTTATAACATTTAGGAGTTAGAAAAGGTCACTTATTACGATACTGAATGGCGTCTTTAATGGAATTATACTCCGAACTGTGCCCAGAAAGCAAGCTGTCATCAACCATCATAACCTCATCAAACCCTGTGCGTTCGATAATCTTGGTTTTGATATCTAGTTGCTTCTTCTCTTTTTGAATTCTCCTCAGAAATGCGTAGTGAATAATCTGAGTGAAATAAGCAAATGGATTCTTAGACTTCTCTGGATCGAAATTATGAATATATTGAACACAATTTTCAATACCGTCAGAAATCATATCCTCACGGAACATATAATTGACAAAGTTTGGTTTGTATGATAAATGAGTTGCAATCTTTAAAAAACATTCACCAAGATAATTTGGGATAGGTGGTTTTCCATCCCAATGTTTTGCTCTATCTTCCCTTAATGGTTTTCTATCATTTCTTTTTAAAAAGTCTGCTTCAACTTTTGATCTATAAACAATTAGTGCTTCAAGCAGTTCTTTATTGTTTACATAATGCTCTGATTTCTTTTTTGTCATAATATTTAATTGTAATAAATTTATTTTATAAGTTAAATTTATTATAGCATTATTAGTTGAGCTTGACAAGAACGCCAAATGCCAGTAGACTACCTTTGTCCCGGTTGAAGATCAGAGTTTAAGTATCTTAAAGATGTTTAAAGATCTTTTCCAATACTTCCCTTGCTTCTTTAACAGAAGAGATATATCCCATTCTATTTGAAAGATTTACTTTTCCACTCTCAGAATCACTTGAATTAAATATATCTACATTTTCATCATTAATATAATTTTCATATAGGCGTATTAAATTTTTATTTTTAGTTTCTGTCATTGTAATTATCTTATCAGGTTTTATAATAAAGAAATCATCATCGGATAAGTCTATCCATGGTTTAACTTTTATAAGTATTCCGTTCAAATTTTGAACAGACTTCATAATTACTGGACTTGATAATACGACTACAGGGTCTCCTTCATTTTCATCAATGCACACTTGAGAAAATACTTCTTCACCAGAAACTAATTTTATAATTGCGTAAAATTCATCTCCCATTAGTTTTTAATCGGTATATTTACAATATCGTAATTAAAATTTTCTTCATTATAAACTTTAATTCTTTCAATTAAATGGTTGAGTGTATAATTTTTTCTTGATTTATAACTGATATCATCGGCAATGTCATATAGAGTTGCTTTTGCTTTGTTATCGCTCTTTCTTAATACTCTTCCAATCGATTGAAGATTGCGGATTCTTGATTTACTTGGTGAAGCAAAGATAACGTTATGCAAATTTTTAATGTTAATTCCTGTACTGAAAGTTCCATATGAAGCAACAATGATTGCATTGTTCTCTTTTTCAGTAATTTCTCTAACTTTTTCACGATTTTCAGTATCTACGCCACCATGAACAAAGAAGACATGACGATCTTCATTGATACTCTTATTTATGAGTTCGTACAAAGGTTGCCCATGACCTTCTACTCTAGCAAAGAGAATCAAAGTATTGCCTTTAAGATCTAATGCAAGATTTTTAATAAATTTATTTCTTTTTTCATGATTAATAATATATTGAACTTCTTCTTCAAAGTTTTCAAACTTATTCGGTGGGTGTTTCAATAGAAGAATGTTAATGTCTAGTTTAGCAACATGACCCTTTTGCATCAGTTCTTCTGTTCTAATAATTTTATAAGAAGGACCAAATAAACCTTCTAAAACCCATTTATGTGTTTGAGTACCATCAAGAGTTCCTGTAAATCCAAAACGATACTTTGCGTCAGAAAGTTTTGTCATTATAGATACTAATGACTTTGATTTAAACTGGTGTGCTTCATCTCCAACGACCACATTAAATCTTGAGAAATATTGACGAGGAAGTTTGTAGATTGATTGCCAGGTAGTGATAATCACCTGAGAGTCTGTTTCCCTTTCTTTACCTGCATATATCTTGTGGCAGTATGAACCAACATCCCACCCATAATCTGCAAAGTCTTTATACATCTGCTCTACAAGGGATGTCGTCGGAACGACTATCAGAGTATTTTGTCCTTTCTCAACGTAATATCTCACAATCGAGTATATCATCAACGACTTTCCAGAAGCAGTTGGAGATATCAACAACTTTCTATTATGTCTTAAAGCGTCGTATACTCCCTCAACTTGGTAATCGCGGGGAGCATACTTGCAAATAGAAGTCATATAATCTTTGACACCTTCCTTTGATATGAAATCATTAATTTCAAAAGGAAGACCATAGAATTTATTATTTACAAACTCATAGGTATAACTATGATTTTCGCAAAATCTAATAATTCGATCTAAAAGACCAATATAAATTTCTCTTGTATCCACATTAAACAAATATATGCGACCATCCCACCATTTATTTTTATAAGCAGGAGCAAACTTTGCGTTTGGAACTTCAAATTGAAATGCGTCCCTTAATTCATAATAGATATGAGGTTCTGCTTGAATAGTTAAATAAACCTCATTTTTCTTTTGAATTATAATATGCCCATTAGAGATATTTTGTCGCTTTGTATGTTCCATTATAACTATAGTTCAATTGTTTTTTATTGGAAAATGAACGACCTTCTTTAATATATCTTATTGCGGTGTTCCTTCCTATAGAGTATTTATCTACTGCCCCATCGTGCTGCTTCATTAATACTTTTAAACTTTATACCCTCAACTTCTATTTCAATTTTCCGTTTATATTGTTGGTTATTTTGTATATGAATGCCATAAACATATCTCCATCCCAAAGTATTTATAATAAAAAAGAGGCATTTCTGCCTCAATTGTATCCTGCGGTAAATTTTAAAAACTCTATACTATTCTTAATTTGATAAGTTCGGTTAGAAATCATACGAATGACCTCCTCAAGAAATTTTAACATAATATCATAATATCGGATTTTCATTTCTATTTTAGAAAGTTTCTCATCTGCGTCCATATGCCTCTGTAAGGCGTCTTTTTCTCTAACTTTATAGGGAAATGGTTCTTCTACATAAACCTCTGCAGGTGCCTTTCCAGTGTAGTAGTTGTAGCGTTCTAACTTGACTCTGTTGTACGTTTCTCTTGCTTTTTCACGAAGAAGAGTAATTGTATTATAAATTGTGTAATACTTAGAATGTAGTTGTGGAATTTTTAAAGATTCATCGTGTAAATTATCAGGATCTATAACAGAATCTCTCTGCCACATGTCCTGAATTTGATCAAGATTCATAGAGGATTTCCGTTTGCATCAACAATACTATAAACAGTATACTTGAAACTAACCTCTGCTGTAAAGTATTGAATATCATTAACTGTAGCATCAAAATCAATTGAAGTTATATAATATGGAAATAAATCTTTAAACCTAATTTGTGCTACTTCACGATAATTGCTATTTAAAATTGCCAAAGAACCGTCACTAAATTGCAATTTTTCGTCACCAATTCCATCATCATTTGTAACTAGATTTTTATATTGATCAAAATTTTCAGGAAATCCCAATCCAGTAATCCAATTATGAATTGCCATGTAATTTTCTAAATTTTCATCAACTATGAATGATAAAATAAAATCATCATATTCAATAACATCTCCAGGAACATCTATTCTTTTAAATGGAGTTCCTTGATTTGCAATACCTAAAGTTAATCCAGGAATTTTAGCTTTATTTGAAAAAAAATCAATTTTTCTATTCTTTGCAATATTAAATTTAAATCCTATTGGAGATAAAAAATTTCTATTGCTAATTTGATTGGGAAATGGCATAATAATTTAATATGGAGCGTTGCTAACTATTCTTCCAAGAAACTTTTTAGTTTTATCAGTAGAAGATGAAGATTTTTTGTTATTTTGTCCAATTGGTGGTGGACCAGAGGCAAATTTTTGACCAGGTTTTATTATAGTGCTTTGAAGATTTTTTTGCACTTTTGGATCACTTAATTTATTCACTAAGTCTGGATGAAATGCCTGCTCACAAAATTGCTTAAAATTTTTCATTCTTTTACAATTAAGTTAAACCATTCTTCACTCATACCGTTAATAATGATATCTGCAGATTCTTTACTATCTGCATATCCTTCGCTAATAAGATGTTCAACTACTTTTTCGTAACTTTTATAAATTTCTTGAGACTGTTTGGGAGTTGGTTTCATTTTATTAATAGTTTTATTTTTATTTAGATAAAAAAAGAGGGTCTTGCGACCCTCTCGAATTTATGTGAAAATAACTCACATGAGGTTGTTAACACGTACTCTTCTGTAGTAGCGGTTAGCGTTTGCCCTGAGGCGACCAAGACCAGGTGTGGTTCCTTCTGCAAATGGGTTTGCAACGATACCGTATCTGGTCTTAAATCCGATTTTAGGCTGGAAGTTGTTCTCACCAACGGCACGAACCATTTGGAGGGGAACATATGGGCAATAGAACAGACCTGCATCATAAGGGGAAGAACCCTTATAACCAACAACATAGTACTGGTTAGCAGAAACGTTTGCCGAATAAGGATCGATATAAACACGATACTTACCTTGGAGAACACCAGCAAAGGTGTTACCAGTGTCATCAACGTTAAGATTTGCGTTGAGTGCGGGGGTGTAGTCAAGTACACCAGCCATGGTCAGGGCGGAAGCAACGTCTGCAGAGCAGAGGATCATGTTGCCCTTTCCTCTACGAGTTCTTTGTGCGATAGCGTTAGCATCGCGCTCGATTTGGAAGATAAGACCCTTGAACTTCTCAACTGACCAACGACCGTTGGAGTCAACGTCGAGGTCGAAAGTACCAGCAGAAGCAACGTTTGCTTGAGCACCTGATTCAGCAATCTTGTAGATAGTTCTGATAACTTCGCGGTTGATTTCAGCAAGAATCTCAGTTGAGAGAATGTTTGCTAATTCCGCTTCAGCATTCAGACCGTGGATTGCCTTGAGGTCTTGAGCAAGCTCAAGTGAGTACTCAGCTTTCAGAGCGCGTGACTTTGCAGTTACGGTGACCTTCTCGATAGAGAATGCCATTTGGTTGAACTCGTTACCGTCATAACCGAGTCCTTCAGCATTCTCAGTGTCCATACCTTGACCTACACTGTAGGTGTTGTATGCCTGACTACCTTCTGGGTTCAGAAGACCTGGATTTGTTCCTGCGGATGCTGTAGTACCGAAACCTACGGAAGCACCGTCAGAACCGGAAACATATCCACTACCAAGAACGGCATTGCGGTCGTCATCTTGACCAGACCATGCAGTATCTGCTTCATCGAACAGAGCTTCTGATCCACCTTGTGTAGCGTACTTAGAACGCATTGCAAAGATAAGACCAGTAGGACCATTCATTGGTTGAACGCCAGCGAGGTCATATGCGACCAGGTTTGGCATTGAACGACGAATGAGGCTGATTAGAACAGGATCGAAACCAGCAACAGGTGAAGATGCATCAGCACTAAAACCTGCGGTTGCGCCAGATGAACCAGTATTAATGTTTGGACCTTCGGAAAGGAATGCACGCTCTTCGCGTAATTCTCTTTCTTGGTTTTCTAGCAGGATAGCAGTTACCGCTCTACGATGCGAATCTCTGATTGGATCCATTCCTTGATAATCAAGGATTGGTGACCACTTCTCCTGCAATTGTTCTGCATTGAACATTTGCATTGTTTTTACCTCTTTAAAATTTAGTTTGATTGTTTATAATTTAAAAATCACTTTTTAGATACTCTACTGAGAGTTTGAAGATATGCCTCCATGATAGGAGATACTGATTCGCTCAGATTTTCTCCGTAGGAAACATCCTCAGATAAGTTCTCAGAAAAGTCTTTTTGAGTACCAGTTGATCTGGTTGGGAAATACGATTCCCTCAGAGTTACCAGTTTCTCACGATAGTTTTCTTCACTATCAAACTCAACATTTTCGGCAAGAGAAGCGAGTTTGTCCTTCTGAGAAAGTGCAAGACCCTCAGTAACATCGGCAAAGATTACATCAGCAACCGACTCTGCTAATCTTCTATTCAGAGCAACATTTCTTTGAATTTGCTCGTTGAGTTTTTCTTCCATTTCATCAAGTTTATCTACCATACTCTCGATTACATCATATCTATCTTCAGGGATTGTTACATAATGATCTTCAAAAAGACCTCTCATTCCTTGGAGGAATGATTCGGTCATTTCAGTCTTAAGACCGTGCTCAATTGCGAGTGCATTTTCAGCAATCCACTCGTCAGCAACATACTCAAGATATGCATCAACTCTTTCGACTAATTCTGATCTAATTGATGCAACTTCTTCAATTAAGGCGCTTTCATACTGAGATTGGAGATCTTCTTTAATCTCAAAAACCTTTGAACGAATAGCGGCTTCAAAAATAGTACGTGCTTTCTCTTGGAATTCCTCAGAAAGCTCTTCACCTTCTAGAAGAGCATTGACATCTTCTTCGATGTCAAACTCTTCCTTCATTTCATCTTCATTTTCTTTTGCTTCGTGACCTTTACCTTCTTTCTTTTCTTTTTCTTTCTTTTCCTTGCCCTTTGGTTCGCCAGTCTCTCCTTCTTCGTCGGCAGCTTCAGCAACTACTTCTTCTTCCTCGTCAAGTTCTTCCTCGTCAACGAGATCTTCATCTTCGTCTTCGGTTTCTTCCTTAACAGCACCTTTGGCAAGATGTTGCATAGGATCAGCAGCTTTAGCACCCTTATTGACAACATTTCTTACCGAAGCAAGAGTTGTGGGTTCTTTAAGTTTTGCAGAATTATCGTCTGGGCGATAATTTTCTGGGGTTGGACCGCCAAGATCTTCCCAATTGCCAGCAGTTTGTCCAGGTGCAATACCTGTCGTTAGCTTCTGCATTGGTTCTGCAGTCTTGGCTCCTTTGGTTACTACGTTTTCCATTTCTTGTAAATTTCTACCAACGGACATTTGATTAGATATTTATGTATTAATCTATATTTATTTATAAATTATAGATTTGAAAGAAATTCATTGAATAAATTCAACTTATGCTCTTCCAATCTTTTTTGATCAACTAATGTATTAATTCTGCGTTTTGTAGACTCTGCAAGTTTTTCACGAAGAATTCCACCTTCCCAAACCCACTCTTTACCTTCCATAATTCCCGAAACAAATGCATCGGGTGCAGAAGGATCGGCAACGATATCGGCAGCAGTTGCAAGCATGAAATCTTCACCAACAATTTTATGACCTTCATTGGTCATTTTTAATGAACCAACACCACGAGAAGAAACACCAAGAGTTACACCTTCACTAATAAGAGATTTTGCAATCTTACCCATTGGAGTTTCTAAGAGTTGTGCCTTTCCTCTAAAATTATTTCCTTCACATGTAAGGGAAACAATTTTATGAGAAACACGATCTAGATTCACAGTTGGACCATCTGGGTGTCCAAGTTCTCCAAGAGCACGACCTTTATTAATAAAAGATTCTGTATATCTTGTTACTTCGCGGGAGAGTGTTTCCATAGGATACATTCTACCGTTTCTGTTAGTAATGTCTCCTTGGAGAAAAATTCCCTCAATATAACATTTTTTACAGGAACCTTTTCCCTCAGTAATAAATTTAACTTCTGATACTTCTTCTGTGATTAGTTTCATTGCTTTAATTTGTAAATCCTACTTTTGCACCTAACACAGAAGCGTTTGAAGCGTAAACACAGTGTGAAGGTAACTTTTCTAATAATTCTGATTGAGCTCTCATTAGTGTAAAAGAACCAATAACACTACCACTTTGTGTTTCAACAACTGTCACTGCATAATCTGCACCAGTTGATGTGTTAACTAAACGAACAACTGTTGCTGCACTAAAACTAGTTGCTGCTCCGGTTGTAGTTGGAAGTGCTGCTTCTGCTCCAAGAACTTTAATTCGTGCTGACATTATTCTTCCTCAGTATTCTCTTGATCTTCATAATCAAATATCAAAGAAGCAATTTCTGGTTTTGCTAATTCAATTCTTTCTGCAGCTTTTGAATATAAGATGGATTTAATTTGATCAGTAATATCAGAAGCTGGAGAGTCTGTTGCCACCAAATCGATAAGTTCTTCCATAAAATTTATAAATGTTGTTATATTGTATTTATATTTCAGCTTTCTTTACGTCTTTTTGCATTTGGGCGTCAGTAACTTTTGAATCCTGAGTTAAATCTGGTTCAGTTGGAACTTGCCCTAATCCAGCATTCATATTATTAGGATCACCTGGTACAGGTAGTGGCTCTCCAGTAATTGGATCAACTAAATTTGGATCTGGAATTAATCCGTCTTTAATTTCTTTTTTAATCTGTTTATTAATTTCTAAAATTTCAGAATCAGTTTGTCTTAGGATTTTTCTACGAACATATTCTTGGGAGAAATATTTTCCAATATAAGGTTCTATTGTTGCTAAAGTTGCTAATCTGCCATTAACTAATTCACTTTCCTTTAATTCTGCAAATTGATTGTCATATAGAAAGTCATATTGGATATGATCTGAAAGTTCTTCCCAATCTTCTAAAGTAATGACATTTTTTAATATTAATTGTGTTTTCAACATATCATTAAATAAATTTGCAAACCTTTTTCTTAAACGTCCTACAAATTTAGAAAACTTTAGTTCATCACGAAGAATTTCTGAAGATCTTCCCAAATTAAATCCACCGTCAGACGCAATTCTTGATTCGGGAACTCCAAGTGCCCTGTAAAGTTTTTTCTGAAAATACTCAATATCAGCAAGTTCTCCAAGATTTTGTCCACCAGGAAGAGTAGTAATTTCAGTTCCTCTTCCACCTTCTCTACGTGGTAACCAAAAATCTTCAAGCATACTCATGAACTTGCGATCATCACGAACTTCTCCAGTAGAAGCGTTATAGACTAATTTATTTCTATAGCGATTCATAACATCGCGTAGATATTGTTCTGCTTTTACTTTTGGAAGATTGCCTACGTCAATATAGAAAATTCTGCGCTCAGGTGCGCGTGATAGTCTGTAAATTACCAAAGAATCTTCAATCATTCTAAGTTGATTGAGTGCTTTAATTGATTTATGTAAATATGATAAAATACTTCCTTTATTTCTATCAACTAATCCAGAAGTCACATATGTGATAGAATCTTTTGCTATTTTTATTCCTTTTGAACTTGTATTGACGCTAGCTATGGCACCAACTGGAAAATTTGGTCTTGGCGTGTAAAGAAAATATTCTTCTACTTCTGGATGAAAAGCCTTATCACTCTCTTCCAATCTTGATAGGTTTGAATTTGGTATAGAATTTTTATCTTTTTTGTGTTGCCTAACAAATCTCATTTTCATTGGATCAATATATCTAACTTCTTTGATCCCTTCTTCTGGTTTTTTTAAATCAATTACTTTATGGTAATATAGTCTTCCGTCAACATACCAATTTCTAAAAATTTCGTGACACTTTTTATCAAAATCTAATATTTCTTTAATATATTTAAATTCTTCTCTGATAACTTCTTTTAATCTATCACTAGCATTGAGATTAGAAAGTTCTATCTCTACTGGTGAATCATAAAGGTCACTAACGAGTGCTTCATTTACAACGTCTTCTATGGCATTATCACATTCTGGGTGTAATGCCATTTCTCTGTATCTTTTAATCAGATCATATTCAGTCCTATATACACCCTCAATATCTACATACTGACCATAAAATCCACTAGCAATATAATTATCAACCCCGTCCTCATTATTAGGAGGAACGGGGGAGACAATTGATTTGGATTTTTGATCAGAATTTTCAATAGAGAAACCAAAGAGTTTTGCCATTTTATAATTTTATACTTTTAAATATCCTAAAACTATTTATCAGGTAGAAATTGCAGGTGAAGTAATAGAAACTGGACTAGATGCAGTTGTTGCAGCAGCTTTCCAATAAAGGATTTGAAATTCAACACTATACTCTTCAATTGTATCAGTTGTGTCCATAGACAAATCAATTTGAGAAATATTTGTTGGAAAACAACCAATAAAATCATATGTTCTTATTGCTTCACCAGCTTTATTTAATTGACTGACCTGTAAGTCGCAATCATATTCTACTGGTCTAGTTTCACCTGTTGCCTGATTGAGATCATTAATTCCATTCATCCATTCTTCAAATGCTGTGCGAATCTTGAAGTCAACATCATTAATTACAGTAATAGACCAAGTATCAAATGTTCTTTCACCAGCTACTTTTAAAACTCTTCCTCTAAATGGAACTTCAATTGGAGTAATATTTGAAGCTGGAAGTGCTGCAGTTTTAGCTAAAAATTCAATTTTAGTTCCAGCAGCGATAGAATCAGTTATAGTTTGACTTCCCACTGTAGTAGGGAAAGTTAAAGAAACTGAAAATAGATTAGGTCTTGCGCCACCGCCAACAAGTTGACCTTTAAAGTCGGTGATAGTTCTTAATGCCATCTTTTTTTACCTCTATGTTTTATGTTATTTTTGATTAATTAAACAGTACCGATTACTTCTTCAAAAGAAACACCAGTTTTAGTGGCAACAAAAGTTAGGCCAATATAATTAATAGATCTATTTGGTTTAATAAAGATATCGGCAATAAATTCATTTGCATCAATAACAGAAGCAGTGTTATTCGTAGAATCACAAATTAATCTATAATCTTCAATACCTCGCTTTGATTGAATATCTCTTAGGAATGGTTCAACAGTTGCTATAAAGTTTCTTCTAGTTGTTTCATCATTAAACTCGAATAATTGATCTTTTGCGACAGTAGAAATTGCCGCTTCAAGGTAGATAAACAATCTACGAACATTAATACGATCAAATGCAGACGATTTTGCAAGTCCTGTCTTATCACCGAATAAAATTATTCCTGCACCTGGGGAGAATATAACTGGATTAATTCTATTTGAATAAAGTCTATCTCTTTGAGTTTTTGAAGGATTGTATGCAAGTTTAACGGCATTTAAAATAGCACCTCTAGAAGTTCCAGCTGGTGAGAACCATGGGAAGGAAACAGAATCAGTTCTAGCGCACAAACCAGCAATATCACCATTCAAGGGAACATATCTAAAAGTATCGGAGAATCTATCATACATGTACTTGTAACCACTATCAAATACTGCAAAAGAAGAAGAAGGAATTGAAGCATAATAACTAATTACATTATCCGTAATTGTGGCGGAATCTTTGAGAACATATCTATTTCCAGAAGATTCTGTTAAGAGTGCAGATCTATATGGAGATATAAATGCCAGGCAATCTTTTCTTTCTTCGGCTACGGATATTAATTTTGAAGCAAGTGCTTGTGCGTTTTCTTTTGCATATCCAGCAGATCCCATGAGTAAGAAGTCTACTGCATATTCATCCGAATTTGAAAGAAGTCCATAACCACTAGACAAATTGGCGAGGGTTGAACTGAGTGATCCTTCTGCAGTTAAATCAGTACCTCCATCATAATTTTTACCATTTTCTAATGTTAGAACATTTGATCCTGTTCCAGCAAAATAAATTCCACTCGCAGATTGATCCCAACCTGTATCTGTTGCTAAAGTAAATCCAGAAGTATATGCGGTAGTAACAATTCCAGACGGTGCAGATCCAGCAAAAATATATCTAGAATTTTCTGCTATGTACTTTCTCCAGTACGAAGTACTTCCAACAGAGAATTCCGCATCAGACGCTTTAGAAAGTGAAAGATGCTTTTCTAATATTGTTCCAGTATTTCCACTAACAGACCCAATATCATCAAATACAACTACGTGAACTTCATCGAATCTTGCTCCTCTTGCTGCAGCAAAGTTTGAGGTTGAGGGTCTATCTGCAAGAGTATTCCAATAAAGTGTAGAATTTGTAAGACTGATTGTTTGTTGATCAAACCAATCTTGTTGAGCGGCATATGTTTTAGTTGTATATGCGGTTAATACACCGCTGGTATGAATACCAAGTGTTCCTCCAGACGCAAAAGAGTAAACTCCTTGTGGTTGATAATCTACTGTAGTCTCTGTTCCAGCTGCAGATACATGACTCAAAACTTTTACTTGGATTGAACTTACACCTATTCCAGTAACTACACCCTTTAAATATCCACCCAAAACAGATGTAGATCCTGAACCAGCAAGAACCGAAGTAATTGCTTGAGTTACTCCACAACCAACTTGAATATCTGTGCTAAGACCACTTAAAATCTGATCTGCTTTCGCATCAATGATTGCAACTTTAACACCATTTGCCCAAGATCCAGGATCTTTAGCACAAACTGTTACCCCAGAAATTACATTTTCGTCATATCCCAAGTTAATGTAGTCTTCATAACTTTTAATCTTTATGCTAGTTGCTGATCCAACAAAAGCATTAGAAATATTTTCATCATCTGATCTAATTACTCTAAGACTACCTCCATATGATAAAAATGAAGAGGCAACTAACCAAGTTTCATACTGCTTATCTGCAAGATAAGGAGTACCAAAATTATTAATTAATTCTTGCTCATTTGAAACCAAAATAGGTTCATTTACTGCACCTTTAGGAAAAGGTGCTACAATAGCTCCTATTTTATTATTTGCAGGACTAACTCTCCCAACGGTTAAATCAACTTCTCTTACTACAATTCCAGGAGATGCTAAATTTAGTGGCATCTTAATTCTCCGTGATATCCAGGATTATACTAAAAATATTTATTAAAAATACTATTTCTATTGGGGAAACACTGCATGAATGTTTACCAATCTGGATATTCCCACTCAACTTTATATCTTTTTTTCTTTTTAGATTCTATAATTCTTTTTATGGTACACTCCTTACACTCATAAGAATATGAAGATGATATAGTGTTATTTTTACGTATTCTATAAAAAGAGTCTGTAAGACCTTTTCTAATACCGCAAGATCTACACTTTCTTTCTGTAAAAAATAAATGATCTAATTCAAATTGATCGTCAAGTTCCATTTACTTATAATCCCACATATAAGACATATCTCCATATTCATCTGTATACCACCTATCACCATCATTATCAACAAAACTTGTCATCTCACTTACACCATCAGATATAAATCCGAATGGAGACATATCTTGTTCTATTTGATTTTTTTGTTCCTCATATATTTTTTTACGAACATCATTATCTGTCATTTCTTTAAAATAATCTTGTGCTACTAGCCAAGAAAAAATAACAAGGCACATTGACAGGTCATCATTACAACCTTCTTCTGCTTCAAAAGAATTGTGTCTTTGTGAAAATGTTGTTAACTCTGAAATAATATCATAATCTACAGTTAATAATTTATCATCCTCCATCAGAGTTTTTAAATTTGAGCATCCCAATTTCTTAACAGAGGAAGTCATTCTAACGCCAAGTTGTGATTTTTTTCCACTAAATCCAGATCCGACTATTTGACCTGCTCTTCCGCGCATAGAACACATTAATATATTATCATACTCTAAATCAAAATGAAGTATGTTTGATACTTGATCACCAATATCATTTACTTCAATCAATACCCAAGAATTATTATATGCTTTTGCTACTTGATTGATAATATTGGGAAATAACATAGGTTTAATTTCATTATTTCTATATTTTGCAACAACTTTATATGGAAATTCTGTAATATCAAATACTATGAATGCAGAATAATCATTGCCAAGTCCTCTTGCAACATCGACTGTCATTAAATAATTATGCTCTTCTTTTTTTTCTTCGTAAATATCTAATCCTGCATTCCTTTTTATCGGATCTTCATAAACAAGATTTTTTAATTTTGCGGCATTAATTAAAGTATTAACCGATCCTAAAAACTCACACTCAAATTCTACTTTAAATTGCTGTTCACTAGTATTATCAATAGTCTGTTGCTTCCATTTTTCATCTCTACCGGGAACTTCTGACCAATGAACGTCTGTTGGAACATAACTATTTTTACCACGTTCTGCATCATGCCACATACGGTAGAAGTGGTTCATACCGCGAGGAGTGGAAACAATAATTACCTTTGTGCTTTGACCAGAAGAAATAGTAGGATAAACAGAGGCAAAGAAGTCATCAGCAATGTGATTCGGGATGAACGCGAATTCGTCCAAAAAGATGACATTATAGGATCCGC